ATGAAACGCTACTTGACCAGCTCTAGCCTTGCCTATGTCCATCGCACAAAGAAGAAGTTGCGGCGCTTGCTCGCTGAGCGAAAGCTGAAACACACCCACATCAGCAAATTGACAGAAATCCCGAGGTCCAGCATTTCACGCTGGCTTTCCCCACACCACGACGACTTCATGGGGCTTGCCGAGGCCGTCATGATCTCTTCAGTGCTTGGCGTGTCCGTTCAGGCCATCCTGGCTGATCCGGATTGGCACGTGTCTGACGATGAGCACATGGAGTTGATTAACCGGGCAGCAACACTGCCTAAGCCACATCTGGCGTCGATGCTGACTTGTTATGCGGAAATTGTTGGGGTGCAAGTTGGGTAGCAGCGTGGCGAATAGCAGCCAGAAGCAGATCAGCCTGGTGCAGTTCCTCCGGCGACATGTCGGAGCAGAGAAGCAGATGTTCGAGGGAGGAGATGTTGGCAAGAATAGTCATCGTGAAAACTCCATAACGCAAGTACCGCCGCTAGTGGATGCTCCACTTGCAGACAGTTGTTTAAAGGTTATGGTTCACGGCTGGCGCACAGGTGGCGCCATAATTAAGTAAATTAGGCACTGCTTACCATAACCGGAAAAGGCAATCTCCAGGTTATGGCTTTAAAAACCCACTCATCTGAGCGGGATCATTCGATTCCCGCGCACATTACTCCTCTCGGCTGGCATTAGTCAACAGTGTTATTGTCGGCCGCGTTCACTACCAGTTCGCGACTATCACATTTAGCCCCAACCCGAGCAGCACCAGGGCGAACATGAACGCCATGAACGTATCGAGGCTCGCTCGCGTTGACTGGCTAAAACCCCAGCAACCGATGGCAAACGGTATCAGCGCCAACATAAAGCTGAAACTGAACGCTTTCAGCGCCAGCACCATCATTACTATCGCAAACAGTATCCACATGGTCAGGTCCTCACTGGTCAAGGCCCCAGCTTACCCCCACATCCGAGGCTCAGCCAGGGCCGCTATTGAACTACTCCCAGTTCTGTATGTTTCGGTTAACGGCCTGATACACCAAGTCATTGCGGCGGGACAGCAACTCATCAATGCGCCGGCGCTTCTCTTCGGCCGTCATGATCTTGTCGCGCTGGATCAGCTCAATCTTATTGCGAACCACCCTGACCTGCTGCTGGGTGCGGCTCAGGCTACGGCGCGACTTCAAGATCCCTCCCTGCTCATCCAGCAGCTCATTGGCCTTGTCGGTAAGCCCTTCGCTACGGTACTGGTCAACGGTGCGCTTGAGCTGATTTACCTCGTTCAGCATCCGGTAAAACTCTTCCATGTGCTGGGTAGACTTGGCAGGTCCGGTGCCGCGATACACAGCCTTGACCAACGGGATCTCGTCGGCGCGCCAGCTGGCTGACTCGCCCGGGCTGGCAGCCCGGATCAGGCCGTCAGCGGCCGCCATCACATAGCTGCCTATCGTGCCAGTGTAGCCAATCACCAAGTGTTCAAGTTGCTTGGGTGAGAAGCCAGACAGCTCGCCCAGCTCACGCATCAGCAGGCTGGTTTGCTCGTTGTAACGGGCTTCCGCCTTCACAGCCAGATCCTGCGGACCATCAATGGGTCCACCCCGGAAGCTGTCATAGTTGAAAGCAGCCTCCACCATCGGCTTGACGATTTGCGGGGTCGGGTTGAGAGCGAAGGTGTCGCCAATGGCCCTGGCCACCGCCTTGCCGAACTGGGCGCCGGTATCCTTATCGCCCAGGGCTCGCACCATACGCTCAGGGATAGTGCCAAACATCACCCCGATCTCGAACGGCTTGGGGATCCGCCAGTGCTGATCGCCGACAAATAAATGCCAGTTGGCATCCTTGTCCCAATCAGGCAGCTCCTCATAGCGCTCGTCATCCCAGTTCATGGCCAGCAGCCCGAGCGACATAGCAGTGATCATGCCGGCGCGCTTAGCAATCTCGCGCGGGTTGTCACGCAGCTCACGGCTCAGCTTACCAAGGCCTTGAATGCGGGCATTGAAGAAGGGGAGCACCAGAGATGCCATCTGGATGGTACGGGCTGCCCCGAGCATGGAGAAGTCCATCAAGTCCTTCGATTCGAACGCCGCCTGGGCGTGACTCTTGCCGGCCTTGATGGCTGCCTCATAAACCGCTTCTCGGTTGCCGTTTTCAACTGCCTCACCGAGCCGGTTGTACTTCTCCCACACATTGGCCACCACGCCCTTGGCCTGGGCTGCGTTACGGATAAAGGACTTCTCATACTGGGTGATCTGCTCCGGCGTCATGCCCTTGCGCCGCAGCGACTTGCGCACCGTATCGGCCATGGCGGTGGGATCGTTGCCGTTGACATAGCCACCGAGGAAGCTGGCCCCACTGAACATCACGTCAATGGTGCTGCCTTCCATTCTCCAGGTCTTCCTTACCCCTTTGAGGGAATCGATCACCGGCTTGAAGCCGTCTTTACTGATCGCCCAGCTGGAGAGGGAGTCGCGCAAGAAGTTGCGCAGCATGAACTCAGGGGATGCGGTGACCCCCGCCGTCAGCAGGCGCTTGGCTTTGGCCGCCATGTTTACCATATCGCCAAACGGCTGCCGGTCGAAGAAGGTCATGGCGCGGTACAGATCAGGGTCCACCACCCGGATCATGTAGTCCTCGCCCTCCAGCTTGACGGTGATCAGGTCCTTGCCGTTCTTGAGTGCGCGCCAATCCATCATGTTGGGCTTGGCAACTATCTCAATGGCACCGGTATCGGCCAGATTCCAGACCGTCTTTTGCGCTGCCATGTTCTTCATGGAGGCGTCGATCAGCTTGCTGGTGCTGGTAAAGATGTTCTCGAGCAGGTCGTTGGTGTTGGCCTCGCCCCCCTTGAGCTTCTTGATCCCGGCGTTCTGGTTGGCAATACCCTTCGGCTTGAATGGCGCGATCACGTCACCATCGTCAGATTCCCGGAAGAATGGGATGTACCACTCACTTTCGAACTCGGCCCGCGCATCAGCGGTGAACAGCCCAGCCTCCTGTGCAAGATCCAGGGTGGCAGCATTCAGGCGGTTCCAGCGGGCTTTGGCCTCCATGAACTTGGCCTCTTTCCCCTTCCCGAGCCCTTTCAGGGCGGCAATGTCTTGTTCGCTCAGCAGGTTTTCGCGCCCTTGCTCCATCAGCAGTTCAGCCCGGTGGCCAGCCATCCAGCCGAGCCAGTTGTGCAAATCCTTGCCAAGGTCAGAGAAGATCCCCAGTAGCGCATCTTTCTCGCCGGTGCCGGCCTTGCGCTGGATCACTCCGTCTTTCCACTCCGGCAGACCATAAAGCATGGTGGCCTGCATGGTGGAGGCCGCCCCGGTCGCCATCCGTGCTGCGATGTAACCAGAGTCAGCCGCGTCGGTAATGCCTGCCGCTTGCTCTGCGTACTTGATGGGGGCCAGCGCATCGAGCACTTCGGTGTTGGCCTTCTTGATGAAGCTATCCACCCACGACTTCACCACGCCACGCTCCACCTTGCGCAGCTTGTCCAGGTTGGCCTTGGTGTTATCGATGATGTCTGGCTTGGGGCCAAGGTTCAGCTTCTTCATGGCATCATCTGCCTGGCTGCTGGTTTGGCTCATCTTGATGCCGCCCTTATTGGTTGACTGCTCCTCCTGGCTAAACTTCTTGCCACCATCAGGGCCACTATCATCAGGGCTGCCGCGCTTCATTTTCTTGCCCAGCCCCTCGATAAGGGTTCTCGTCTCGGCAGCAGTGATACCATCAGGCACAAAGCCAACTGCACGCAGCGCCTTGGTGACCCATGCCACCACCAGGTCCCAGCCGCGACCCCATGCGCCCTGTTCCAGTTCCGCAAGGTGGGCAACCACCTCCTCAGCCTGCACCCCGATATCCTCATCGGCATAGTGAGTATCAACCCAATCCCATACCGCCTTCATGCTGGGGTCTTTCTTCGACTTGATGAGCCGGCTGATCAGCTTGGTGTACTCGCCATCGCCAAGCACATTGGCCAAGCCATAGTGAGCCAGCACTTCATGGCGCAGGATCTCGCGCATCCGCTTGGGGTTGGCAATGGTGTCGGCGGCCACATGCAGGGTGCCGGTATCATCATCGAAGGCGGCACGGCGGATCAGGCCGTCTTTTGCTGCCAGCCCCAGCGCCGTCTCCAGCTCTACCTGGGTGGCATGGATCTGCACATCAATGCCGCTGGCTCCACGGTACTGCTTGAACCACTCCTTGGTGACCAGCTCCGCCTCTTTGCGGGTCAGCGCCTTGGCCGGCTTGTCACCCTGAGCCATGGCCTGCTTGGAGAATGAGACGGCTCGCTTTGCGTCGCCACCTTCGTCCTGCAGCGGTGGCGCCGATACGATGTTGCTGTTGCTCGCAGTTGGCTTGATTGGAGTTGTACTGGATGGGTTGCGAACACGCGCTATGGCCGTGCTGAGTGCGTCTTTCTTGGCTCCTTCAAGCCCCCATCGCGCATCATCCGGATTGTCGTCGTGGCTGATGCCAAGCTCGTCAGCCACCGCCATCACCTCATCATCCGACAGGGTGCCAATGTCCACGCCCGCCGCAGGCTGTTCGCCAACTGGCTTGGTGGTATCCCCCTCCTTAACCCAGCGCTTGAACTCTTCCACCGGCATCGCCTTGATGGCGCTCAACCCCTTCCACCCTTTCTCGTAGTTGGCAAGGTAGCCATCCCGGGCGGCGGGCTCGCTGGCAAAGCCCATCATCACCTTGTGCTCGTCAAACTTGCCTGTCTTGGGGTCTACCTGATCCACCACATAGACCGTTTCGCTATCCGGCCGGTCACCGATGAACACATCGACATGATCCCCATCCGCCCCCAGGGTGCGCTTGATGTAGCCGTAGTCATGGGCCATGGTAGATTGCCACGCCTTACCATCCTGATCGGTGCCGGAACGGGTGGACCCCTTGGGGTTCTCCAGCGCGATATCCAGCCCCTGCAGCGTAAGGTGTCCCTTCTTGTAGTTGCCCGCCTCCTTCTGTGCCTCTGTAGGCTCGGGAGCAACCTCGGCGCGGGCAGCTTCGATCTGCCGCACCGGCTCAGTGGCGGCTGGCGCCACCATGTCCCGCACCTTGGCGACAGAGGACTTGGCTACGACCACCCCACCCTTGCCCGGGATCGCCTTCACCCCGTTATCCTTGGCCCATTGCCTGATGATCTGGATCTCGCCTTTGAGCGTGATGGTGCCATCGGCATTGTTGATGGACTCAGCCCACGGCAGCGGGGCGGGATCGGCAGGCCCAGAAACATCAACCCCGGCATCAGTGGCCGGGGCTGTCAGTGTTTGGTCATTCTGCTGCTGTCCATCTGGTGCAGGTGCAGAAGCAAGGAGATCTGCCCGATCTCCGGTTCCAGCTCGGTCGGTGAATCCGGCAATGGCTGCTCCAGCGCTCTCTGCAACTGATTGGCCTGCTCCAGGCTGATCACCTTGTCGTTCACTGCTGATTGCAAGTACCTGGGGAGCCTGCTCATTGGAAACCTCTGTTTGTGGTTGGCTAACATCGGTTTGCACCGGTGCCGTAACTGTTTCTCCGATTACGCTTTGTGCTGGAAGATCAGAAGGTTGTCTCAAGTCGGCGACATTGATGTCGTCGAGTTGTTGAGCATTTGACTGCTCAAACTCTGCGATCTTGGCGATGCCAAAGCCGCCGCCATCGAGGGGGATGGGGGTTTCATCCTGGCGGCTGGCCAGGGCTGCCTCCTTCTCACTGGAGAAAGGTAAGCCACGGCGCGTCAGTCGCACGCTTTCAGGTAGTGGTACTGTGGCGGCGTTGCTCAACTCTGGCAGTGCCGGTGCCGGGCCACGCGGCACTGGCAGATCTGCGCCAACCTCACGCGCCTCTCCCTCATAGGTCGCACCAGGCAGCAGAGTGGCCTGCGGCCCAGGCAGGGCAGCCTCATCTTGCAACTCGCCACTGATGCGCTGGTCGGCAATGGCTGCCACATCACGGGCTGGATCAGAAGGTTGCCCACCCATATCAGGCTGTGGGCCACTGGGGGTGACTGACATGGCGGTAGCCGGATCCAGCAACTCACCCTCCAGCGGTACGATGGGTTTCCCCTGGAAGTCGTGACTACCACGAACAAAGCCCTGTCGCTGGTAAGCCGGCACATCACGAACCGGATCGAACTTGCCAGACCCTAATGGGTTGTTGGCACCGGCAAACATGTTGTCGATCTGGCTGCTGATGCTGGCCCCGCGCTCAGCCTGGCGCTGGTCTAGGCTGTGGATCATGTCATCCATCTGCTGATCACCGGTAACCACTCGGCGCTCAACTCGCACCACTGGCTTGGCCACATCGGGAGACTGTGGGCCATGTACGGCACCCACTACGCCGCCGAATGCGCCGCCAATCGTCCCCTCGTTCAGTGCAGCAGACAGCACGCCAGCCATGGGGTCGCGGCTCTCATCCGCCCACTCTTGCACTGCCTGGTTCACGGCTCGCTGCGTCTCGCCACCCTGCCAAGCCTCAGTGGCTCCTTCACCGGCAAAGCCGCGCACGGCAGCGCCAGCCCGGGTGCTTCCCACCTTGCCGAGCAAACCACCGACGCCACCACCGGCACCGGTCATCACCCCAGATAGAAAATCCGCTGTCAGCGCACGCGGGTCTGACCACGCATCGGTGGCCGCTCGCTCCGCTACGCTGTCGATCGCTGCTCGTCGAATATCGCCAATGTCAGCCCCCTGCATATCGCCATCAGCCAGCTCCCAATAGGCCTGCTGATAGATGGGGTTGGCGTTGAGCTCATCGTTGCCAAGCCCATTGAAGTAGCCGCGCGCCTCTTGCTCTGCTTGCTGAGCCCGCATACCAGATGCCATGGCGCCAGCGTGAGCACCATAGCCAATGGATGTCAGACGCCCAATGGCCTTATCCAGCACGGCCCGCTTTGCTGCCTCCCCTGGTGCCGCCAGATACGCCGCCCGAACCGAGTCGAGCGCACCAGCGCTGATGGCATCCTTCACCGTGGCTTTTGCCACCAGTTCTTTGGCTTGCCCCTCCACCAGATCCTTTGCCAACAGCTTGCCAGCGCCACGCAGGGCGGGCTTGGCGATAAGGCCGGCCCCCTTGGTGCCGCCAACCAGGCCGACAAACTGGCCCAGCACGGTAGAGAAGTTGCCCGCCCACGCGCGCGGATCTGCCCACGCATCGCCTGCCTCAATGGCGCCAGTCTCTGCATTTTCCTGAAAGAACTGCTTGCCCATGGCCTCACGCATGGGAGTAGACGCCTGATCCAGCTGCCCATCAGCCCAAGCACTGACGCCGCGCCCGGCATCCTTGATACCCTGCGAGCCAGTCAGCTGGCCAACCGTTTCAAGGTCGCCACCCAGGGTCTGCCCCATGCCACGCTGGAACATGTCAACAGTGTCGCCGATGATGCCCTGCTCATCGCCAGCGCTGTCGTCTGGCTGCTGTGGTAAATAGCGTGCCCTGGCGGCAGCAATGAAGTCATCCCGGGTTGGCTTAGCCATGTAGTCATTCTCCGCAGGCAATAAAAAAGCCGGCCCCTGTTAAGGGTCCGGCCATGATGGGGAAATTTTGTGCCACTACTGTCTAAATGGCAAGCTCGGCTCTGCTATCACAGTGAGCTTGGTGGCATTCTTGCGGTGTGCGTGGCATCAAGGATTTTTGGCACCAAATGGGGCATCATGTGGTCATGTTATAGTTCCATTAAATGATCTTCTATGAGGATTAAAACAGAGGGATTTGTTATATGAAGAAAGAGATTGCAGCTATCATTATGTCAGTGTTTATTTTTAGCTGTGCTAAGCATGAGAATGTTTCTATTGATGGTCGAGATACCAATAGATGGGAAATTGTTAAAGACTGGAATGGACAAAAGGGGTGGATTGGGGCGTCTTATCATGATGACTTGGTCCAAGTAACCTTTGAAGCATTAAATAATGAATCAGCTTTCACATTGCTAGAAATAAATGCAACAAGATGCAATGGAGATCTAATTGTTGATGGTGAGCAATACAAGGCAACATCAACAAAGAAACAGAAGAGTGGGTTTTCTCAGTGCTATACGCAGGTGTTTGGCGACGAATCTATTGAGATAGCAGTCAAAATGGCATCATCCAATATAGTTAATTTCAATGGGCACGATACTGATGTTAGAGGTTTTGAATCCATACTTAAAAAACACTTCATAAATGAAGGGGAACAGAAAGAAAACGCAGGTATCAGCACTGTCGGCCATGCGGATGGCTTTAAAAAAGCCCTTGATGAATTGGCAAAATCAGCAGATGTTAAGTAGTAACTTACAAGATAAAAATACAATCAGCTGAACAAATTAGCCCGCCACTCGGCGGGCTTTATTATTTGTACATCTGCTGGTAAGCGCTGGATGCCATGGCGTCAGGATTTTTATTGGCATTCAGTGCCTCCCTGCCAGACTGTATCAATGCCTTCTCGATAGAGCGGTCACCCTGCATACGAGGGATGATGCCTTGCGGTTTTGGTGGCTGGGTTGCAGGGGGGGCGACTGATTGTTGTGGTGCCTGGGTCGGCTCGGCCTGCTTCTGCGGCGCCAAGGAAAGCCAGTAATTGGCGTAGCCTCCACCCCCAAACTCCCCCAGCAGTTGCTGGGCGCCAGGGTCAGATGCCAAGGTGTAGCCCAATGTATCAATCTCGCCCAGAGCTACTGCGCGCTGTTCATCGGTAATCTTGTCGTTCCCCATCAGCTCCGCCTTGCGCTTGGACAGCTGATCCATGGTGCCCATGATGTTCTTGGCGTGAGTCTCGCGGGCGCGAACGCTGGCGTTGGCAGCCGCTGCTTGCGTTTCCAGTGCAAGTCGCCTCTCGAACATGGCCCAGTCATGATCCCGGTTCTTCTGGTTCTCGACAGCCATTGCCTTGAATCGGGTATTGTTCTCTTCACGGCTCGCGTCGATCTGCTTCTGTGTCAACTTGTCACGGGCGGCCAGCTCCGTTCCCATCTCGTCTTTACGCTGAGCGGCTTCACGCAGGCGCTGCTGCTCCGCAAACCCTACCTGCGCGTTATTGACGGTACCGGCACCAAAGCCCTTGGCTAATGCTGCGAGCAGGCTCATGCTGCACCCCCTTGCTGTTCGGCTTCATCCATTTTTTGCACGATAGCCTCCAGTATCTGACTGGCCTCAGCCAGGATCTGATCGTCAATCACGTCGTTCTCGGCGTCCATCTCCTTGAGTTTGTCCATGGCGCGAAACAGGGCGTCGATCTTGCTATCTGGATCGCCAATTTTGCCCGATGTAAGCATCTCACGGCAGCCGGCATACACCGCTTTGACGATCTGCTGAGCAGGAACGCCGCGACCGGCTTCCATGGCCTGCTTGAGGATGGTGAAAATGCCCCCTGCCACCGCATCGGCCACCCCCTGGATCTTGTCCTCGCCGGCCTGCAAGCGACCGGCAACGGCCTGCCCACCATCACCAAGCAGGGTGGCGCCCAGCATCTCCATCAAGCTGGCATGCATGGCGTCATCATTACCGCCCTGCTGCTGTGGTTGTTGTGGTTGCTGGCCCTGCATACTTTGAATCAATCCCATTACTCACCATCCCATGCATACTGAGCCCGGATACCGGGGGTTACATCAAATCGGCTGGGGTTGAAATTAAAGTCGCCAGCCATGCTCTTATCGAGGTCATTGTTGTTTGGCAGCGAGTAGCGGGGCGGGGCTGATGCGGTATCGCCATTGCTGCCGCCATTGCTGCGATTTGCACCGGCTTGATTGAAGTTGTTACCGGCCTGTACGTTGAGGTCGTTGAGCGAAGCACCAAAGCCTGATGCTGGCTGAGTCAAGCCGCTCGCTACACCAGAAAGCAGTTGGCCGGCACCCGGCACCACGCCAGACAAAAATCCCAAGGCGGTTTTCAGGGTCGAGTCTAATCCCCCTTCTGACCCCAGCGCCTGCCCTCGCTGCCCCGTTAACCGTTCACTATCAAAATCACCGCGCGCAGCATCTCGGCCGATGCCTGAGAAGTAAGAGTCGGTATTTCCGATATCCCCGACCAGCCCCGCAACCGCCTTGCCGGCCCCTCCCAGCAGTGCGCCGCCAAAAATATTGGCGCCAGCCTGTTTGTTATATGCCCCTGATACGTCGGCAATATTGGTCTTGTCGCGGGCGGTTAGGGTGCCGCTCTGCGCCTTGCGCTGGAGGTTGCCGATCACCCCATTCACGTTGTCAGTTTTGATGGTTTCGTTGAAATTGGTAGACGGCCCCATACCAAGAGCGCCCTTGACCTTTCCACCAAGAGAACCATCGTGCATGCCATACATCGACGGGCCGCCGATCGAGCTGATGTTGTGGTTTGGAGGAGTAGAGGCTGCCTTGTAGTTGTCCAGGGTCTTGCTGACGGACGAAATGCGACTGGCAACGCTGCTGTTGTCATTTTTACCGTTGCCACTGGTGGCTTGCTGCCCCTTGTTGTTGGCGCCAATGGAGTTATTGAACGAGCCCTTGCTCATGCCGTAACTAGATGCGCCACCAATTGAACTCGGGCCGCTTTTACTGTTTCCGCTGCTTTTGCTGTCGTTCTTACCGCTGCCCTTGCTGCTGCCGCCACCGCCTTTTGAAGAGGACCCACTGTTAGCGCCACCTTTATTGGCACCACCATTATGATTTCCGCCACCACCCGGGGCGCCACCGCTTTCTTTGGACATCCTTAACCCCCCTGCTTCTTGATGTTGGCAAGAAGCCCGCTGGTAAGAGCCCCCCCCGTAGACATACCATCACCGGCAAGCCCTGGCGTTGATACCTGGTACTCGACCGGCGTCAGATTGGCCGGCAGACCATTCTCCTGCCGTAATTGATCCTCCCTGCCCCATATGTCTTTCTGCATATTGCGCTGGTTCTTCTGAGCCTCTCGGTTCTCAAGGTATGAGCCGCCAGCGACCAGGGCTGAACCAAGTAGCGTTGCCGCACCCGGATTGCTCTGCATCCAAGATCCCGCACTGGAAAGGCCACCAAGCACCGCATCGACCGCCTGATCGGCCATGTCGATCGCACTTGATACCATGCCGCCAAAATCAAACATGTGACCCCCTTACTTTACGTTCACGCCGGGCAATGATGCGGACGGGAACTTAGTCCAATCCGGTTTGATGGTGCTGATGTTGGAGTACATCTGCTGGTACATATTCAGTGTCGAGTTGAGTTCGGTCTTCATGTTGTTGACCAGCTTCTCTTTGTCTGTAGCCTTCATCGTGTTGTCAGCCATGACAGCTGCATAGCGGTCGTTATAGGAGCTGACTGCCTTATCGACCGTGCTCATGTACATGCCGTGGGTGTTGGCCACTACCTGCTGGGCCAGCTGATCCAGGCTGGCCTTGTTTTGGTTATCCAACTCTTTCAGGCGCTGTTGGCCCTCTGCGTCCAGCATCCCCAGGCTGTTTTTGTGCAACAGCTGATCCCGCTCCTTCTGGTACTCACTCTGCGCCCCAAGCTCTTTCAGGCGCTGCTGGCCTTCGGCATCTAGCATTCCGAGACTGTTCTTATGCAGCAGCTGATCGCGCTCAGTTTGATATTGGTTCTGAACACCCAACTCTTTCAGGCGCTGTTGGCCCTCTGCATCCAGCATTCCCAGGCTGTTTTTGTGCAACAGCTGATCGCGCTCTTTTTGCAGTTGCGCGTTGATATTGGCCATTCCCTTTTCATGGCCAAACTGGTTCCCCTGCATAGTCAGCTGATGACCGCGATCAATTCGGTTCTCGTCACTCTTCCATGCCTGCCCCGCGTTCTGGCTGGCAATAGGTAACGCAGCATCAACGATCGCCCGTTGCGACGCCTCGGCACCGATTGAGCTGTTGGAGAGCCCGCGGCCCGCTGCGTACTGCTCGCCTTTGGCCTTGGCCATGCGCATCAGCAAGCCATCCTGGCTGATCGTTTTATTAACCTGGTCGTTCACGTCTTTGGCATCAAAAGGCGTGGTCGTCGCTGTGATGGCTACCATATTCCCCCCAATAAAAAAGCCGCCAGATGGCGGCTTACTCAAGTCTCTGCATTCACCAGGTGAACGCGTGCACAGCACCAACATCGGTTAGCGTGGATACGGCCTGCTCAGCGGCATTGCTGGCCTGCCGGATCTGTTCGCGCAGAGCCAACACATTGGCTACCGTCTCGAAACCTGCCTCGCCAAGCTGCTCACGCTCCTGAGCCCTTTGCAGGCGCCAGTCCAAGGCGGTGATACGGCGCTCCGCCTCGGCTTTTATGGCTAACACCTTGTCATTTATTTCGAGATCAATATCGTTAAATCCGACGCTAGCGCGATTAGCACCAGGACCATCAACAATAAACATGTTCATGTCATTTTACCCTGTAGTAAATTCCGCTTATATATCTTGGATTTCCTACAACCCGCCCCAGCTTACTCCTGTGAACAATACTGGATGGTTTCGTAAGTCCTGCAATAAGGTAGTCACCAGAAATACATGCAGCATGAGCAGCGCCACCAAAGGTGATTGACACTAGGGCGGAGGGGTGATTTGCCATCAACACTGATGAGGAGGATAAAACACCAAGCAATCCATCTTGATAGAACCCTCGCGGGAAATTAGGTGTGGCCGTATATGAAGACGGCATAATGCCAATTTTAATCCATTGCGTTGCATCCAACGTTTCAAAGATACCCGCATTGGTGAATGCGTAAATTCGATCAGCAGCAGAAATAACCAAGTGAACAAGCAGTGACGCCCCTTGGTAGAGGGTTGCAACGAACCATGACTCACCGTTGTTAGATACGCTTGGGCCAACAACCGAACTTTGAGTCGTCGATAAAAAGAACAATCCATTTGCAAAGCAAATGCTGGTTTTTGCCGCTGCAGGAGCTGTCAACTTTATCGCGAATGAAACACCATCCGAACTTGTCCAGCATTCATTCGTTGAGTAACTTGATGGGGCGATATACACCCCATTCCCATACGCGATACCACAAACTGCACCTGTAACTCCGGTGCAGTACTCCCAAGTATCCCCGTTAGACGTGCGTCGCAGGCTGCCACTGTTACTTGCATAGATAAGTCCATTGCACTCAAAAACGGCAGAAGCTGAAACGCCAGAGGCAATCAAACAAGTAAGGCCGCGATCTTTTGATACGTAAACCCCGCCACTGCTTGCCGCAAAAACAACCAGCGCCCCAATGCTGGCCGTGGAGACGACGTTCACCGAGGACGGTAGTACGCCATTTTCTGTGGCAATCACGCCAGGGCCAAGTTGCGTCAAATAATCAGGGATACCTACATAACCTTCCTGCGGTATTAAAACCCCAGAGCGTAACCATTCAGTGTTTTCTTGGACAATCATCGGCTTGGTTGATGGCAATTGTGCTGACATACCAACAGCCGGCGTAACCCCGCCGATCACGGCTCCTGAAATGCCACTAATCAGAGGTGATAAAACATCACTGACAAGCGAGTTGCCACGATTAACCTCTGCCAAAATAACTGGGTCGAATTCACTCATGTTCAGTCTCCACAGATTCCGCGCTTTCGAGTTGTCCGTTATTGTTATACAGATAGGTGGTCGTGGTTTTTCTGCCGAGATAAATCGACACCGATGAAAGCAATCTCCCAGAGGGGTCATATGTGAACGAGGATGACTTTGGGCCCGCTGGATATAGCGTTATCATGCTCGTCAGCCTGCCGTCCACATCGTAGGTAAACGATGAGCTGACATACTGATCAGCGGTGTCTGACCCATGCAAGAGATTAAGTACTAAGTCGCCGTCGGCATTTGGCTTTTGCCCGTTCAGCGACCTCATCGCCCCCACATCACCAGGGGTCAGATCAACGTCGCCAGATAAAGGCTTGCCATTTACCTTTGTAGCCTTCGTCACTCGCGCCTGCATGTCTGTGTTGACACGCTCAAACCCCGTCTGAACTGCGCCAAAGTCAGCCTCTACAGCCTGGCCGTCTGCCAGCTCTCCTGGCACATATTCATTTAACCGATCGTAATAGGGATTAGCCACGCCTTGCCCTCCTAGCGAAATAATCCAGAGTCACGCCAGTAATGGTGAAGTTTGGATCTGATGAACTTGCGCCCCCCATCAATATCGAGATAGACGCCGAGGTGCCAGAGAGGTCAATTGGTGCATTGGTGTACCCGTAACTACCGCTCCAGTAAAACTGGTTCCACTGAGTCTGATTCCAGATGGCAACCTGATCCCACGCAGCAGAAGGGTCCTCTGACACAATTGAGTGAACCTTCTGGCTTGTAAAGTGAGCGTCAATCATGTGGTCTATTGACCACTTAACCTGGATTGGCGCCTGATTAGGGGATGTTTGCTCCACAAGCGCGGTAAGCCAGGTTTTTTTCACCCCCGGCGAACCTGAGTGAGCGAATGGCAAGCGGATCCGCCATGAAATCGCGGCACCATCAAAAGACCGAGATTCCTTATCGATAGTGAACACCATCCCCTCACTACCACTTAAACAGAAAAATAGTTGCTCCCCCTGCTCCGTGTAACGCCAGACCCCTGCCACTGCAGATGGATATTGAAACGTGGTGGCCATCGGTGACCCATCAGCCAAAATGGTGACAGCAAGATGCGTCAGCCCTCGGCTGAATAGTCGGTATTGGTTTAGCTCTGCGATCTGCGTGGAAAAAGCCCAATCCATCCCGTCAATCATCGCTTTGAAGTGGTGATCAGGATCGAGCTGGTTAAGTGCGAAATCGCCAAATTCCTGAACCCGATCCAGCCTGACCAAGCCTCGGTCTGACAGACCCACCGGGAGAAACAGCGACTGACCAGTACCAGCCGCGATACCAACCGACTCAGAAAGAGCTCTCTGCTCCCAGTCCTTCGAGCCAGAGCCATAAAGGCCAAAGACCCGCCGAGCCGATGCAATCACCAGCACGCCACCAGTCGTCGGCAGCATCGCTGTGATCTCATCACCAATAGAGAATGACTCTGCCCCCAGCAGGGCGCTCCAGGTGTGCGGGTTGCCTGGCGCGCTATGCTGGTACTGCCCGCCCTCATACCCGAGGAACAGATGACCTGAGTGGATGGCGATCTCCAGTGGCTTGTCTTTTGTTGCATCTGGCTGGGCGTGGAGCGGGACAAGCCACCCGTCCTCCCGCAACTCAAAGGCCCTCTGCACACCTGATGCCACATAGGCGGCCCGCTGCCCAGTACCACCAAAGAAATTGTGTACAGTGGCCTGATAGCGCCCGCCCGCCTTAATGGTTATCGCATCAACCTTGGCAACCGTGCACGTGGCATCACCAAGCCCAGTAAGTACATTACCAACAGCCGGCGCATCACCTGGAGCTGCGACGACGACCCCGCTCTTGCCATCAGCCGCCAACTGGGCAACACACCTGAACACTTTGTTGTCACCGGTTCGAGTGAGGGTGACATCCCCGTTCGAGATGTTGGCCACATTGGTGACCGTCAGCACCCAACCAAATGAGGTTATCTGCTGCCAACCCGCTTCGGAAGCCATGAACAAGCCGCCAGTGTTAACGTCAATGTCCCGAACGGCAAACACCGCATTGCGCACAGCAATAACTCCGCGCACAGGCCCTACCCCCGGCACCGGGCCTATTTGCGAACGGCGCCAATCTGCGGCAATGGCTTGGTTTGCAATGTTCTCGGCCTTGGTTTTGCTGTATTCGCGGCCATCCTGCTGCGCGACATAGCCGACACCGGCTATATCCAAAATCGTTCCCGCGGTAATGCTGCCTTCAATAATGACGGCATTAATGAAATGACCCGATCGGGACAAGTACGCCCCACTACCTCCCGCCCAGGTGATTGCGGTGAATACTGGATGAGCAGCGTCAGGGGCATCACCCACATCAATTGAGGTGAACTTTCGGTTCCGGCTTGGTGAAGGGCGCCCGTCAAATCGGTCATAGCCAAGCGTTCTGGCGTAACCGCCACTTGCCAATGCATCGACGTTCACCGCTGCCAGCGCAAACCCGGGAGCCTTCGCCAGCGGCGTGGTTGATAGATCAATGCCCCCTTTCAGCGGAATGAATGTGCTATTTCGAGTTGGCATTTTCACCATGAGGCCCCGCTAACCAGCGACAGTGGCGGCACGTACCGCTTCACCAGTAACCCGTAATAGACATTCCACTCGCGCTCACCGATGGCGATCAGCTCAGTGGCGGCCTGTCGATACCCGCTCTGAGCGACTGCATACCAGACGATAGCCATATGATAGGGAGGCTCAATGTGCGGCACGTCCGACTCCGCCGCCATCGTTTGGGTCGGTATTGGTGTTTCACCACGCAACCACTCCCAATCATTACGCAGCAGCTGGATCTTCTCCCAGCTTTCACGGATCGTGTCTGCTGCGGCCAGGGTGCGAGGATTGCCATCAGCAAGGTTTTTCGGTGGGCCGCCGAGGTCGTGCACCTCTGCGGCATACCGCCTGCATAGCTCGAGGAAGGTCATGATTAGCCGACCAGGCTGACCGGGTAGGACTGCACAGTGCGAGGAATGAGGGAGCCGTCGTCGTGCTGCTCGTAGCGCATCTCGGTGGCCTGCATCAGCACCTGGTAAACGGGCTCCGGCACCTCGGCCACGGTTTCACGCTTGATGATGTAGGCGACGCCATTGACGGAGGCGTACACATCATCATTGCCGCGACTTTGGGGATCGCGGGAAATACGAATCTTGACGCGCTTGGCTTCGTTGATTTCGCGCTGTTCGATGGTGGGGGCTCCGGTAATCGCTTCTGCGCTCGGGGCGGTGCTTGCGTCACGGTTGACGCCGTTCGCCTGCTCCTGCTCAACGATCTCGGCAACCAGCTTGTCACGGCTGGTATTGGCAGCCTTGTCGATGCCGAAGTTATCGGACAGGTATTTGCGCAAATCGGCAGGCGATGCGTTATTGAGGTCGATCAATTCCATGGTGCTTTTCTCCAGAAAAAGAAAAGGCCCGCACTGGGCGGGCCTTTTATGGGCGGCGTATTAGAGGGCGGTAACCGCTACCTCGATGCGGGTCATCCACAGCTCGTTCAGGCGAACTGCGGCAAACCAGCTTTTCCAGGAGGCAGAACCACGCTGACCGAGCGGGTCACCACCACGCGGGGTGTTGGGGTTCAGGATCATCGGCACGATGGAGCCCGGGCCGCCGTTGCCCTTGAGCGGGACGATGCCAAAGCTGTTCTGGCTCAGCACCACCATGGGGTACACGTCGGCACTGGTGCCGCCAGTGGATACCATGGCGCCCTTGGCGCCGCCTGCATCCGGCAGAGAGGTCAGCACCGGGGAGAGCACGAAGCGGAACTCTTCCACAGATCCGATCTCTTCCGGGCACAGCGGCTGACGGGTGCCGTACTCGGCAACCGACTTGAAGCCAGCCAGGCCGCGAATGTCAGAGTCGCAGTCGGTGTGCGCAACCACTACGAAGGCGGCCTCGACCGGCTTGGTGCCAACGCTGACTGATGCAGCCAGGATCTTGGTGATCTTCTTGGCGCGCTGCTTCTTGAGCGAACGAGAGGCCAAGCGCAACTTGTTGAGGCTGATCGCGGTGTTCACGCCGTTGCGGGCGGTGCCGTTGGCGTAAATTACGCTGGTGCCACCAGAGATAACGCCCCAGGTCAGCACTTCGAAGGTTTCAGCTGCCTGCTCGCCCAGCAGCATTTGCACATCCTGCAGCACCGGGTCTTCGTGGGTGTCTGCGATCACGTCGGTGATCTCGGTCCACGCACCGTATTGCGCCATGCCGACAGTCACATCCTGGTAGGCCATCTTCTGGCTGGACGGGGTAACACCCTCAGCCAGCGGAGTGGTGGCCGCAGCGAACGGCACAGGGCGGCGGAACTTGACGGTTTGACCCTTGTTCTTGGGCTGCGGCTTGGGGTCGCCAAACTTTTGCAGCACCAGGATCGGCTCGGCGTGCTCGAGCATCTTCACTTCGGCGATGATGCCGACACGCGGGGAGATATCCCCGTAGGTAGTAGTAGCCATGACTTATCTCTCCTGAATCAGTATTTGCGCTGCGCCAGCCGCTTATCCGCATCGGCTGCGGCACGACTGAACGCAGAGGCTTCATCCCCTGTATCCACCGTGGCGCGGCCCTGGCTGCCGCCTAGCGGAGCCATATCTGCCAATTTGCGCTGGCGCTGCGCGTTGCGTTGGGCTTGAGCTGCTTGAGCTTGGAGTTGGGTGGACTTGTAGAGGGTCAGCACCACATCGGCGTCTGCTGCGCTGTCAGAGTTGGCGATGCTCTGCACGGAGGCTGGCTGCTGAGTGATCCAGGCTTGAAACTCCTGACTCACAACAACCGTTTCAGCATCGGGGTGCCGACGCATCAACTCGTCAGTCTCGATGGCGATCAGCTCTTCGTGCTGGCGCACCTGTGCCTGCTCACGCAGTTGGGCAACCGGCTCCTTTACTTGTGAGATTTCGCTGCGCAGTCCATCGCGCAGAGCATCAGCAACGCCTTGCATATGGTCAGCAATGTCGGGGTAATCCTCGCGCATCGCTGCAATGCGGCTTTCCAGGGCGTCGAGCTGGCGGGTGGCATCCTTACCATCCCCCTTCTTGTCTGCCTGCTGGATGCTGTTGATCTGCTCATTGAACTGGCGCTCTTTCTCGGCAAGTTGCCGCTGTGTAGCGGCATAGCGACCATTGGCGGAGCGAGCGGCCTGAGCCTCCCGATCCCGGTCAGCTAACAGCGATTGCAGATAGGCGCGCTGCTCGGGTGATGCATCAGAAAACAGGTCATCTTCGGATGCGGCTTGCTGCTCAGCAGCAGAGGCGGCTTCCTGTTGATGCTGTTCATCGTCGCCAGTGGTGGCGCCGGTCTGGTTGTCTCCGTGCTGCTCGTCGTTTTGCGGCTCGCTGGTTGCGGGCTCACCACGCAAACGCGCGTCAGCGGCACCAGCAGCCTGTGCGAACACGTCCAGTTCGCGGCCATCGGCGGCGTCCTGGTGGGCTTCTGTTGCGGCTTGGTCGTTCAGGTGATCCATGTAAAATCTCCAAAAAAAAGCCCGCACAAGGCGGGCTACAGTGGCTTGCCGGAATTACTCGGCTGGCGTGAAATCTTTGATAAGGCTGTCGAGCAAACGGATCTGGGCTCGGGTGGCCTGGGTCTGCTCGTGTTCCATGTCCTGCTCCAGGTCAGAGCGCAGCTGCTTGAGCTGGTCCTGCAGGTGGAGCAAGACGGCATTGGTGTCCTGGCTACGGGTGAGCATGGCGTTATCAGCTCGCCACGGATGGGTTATCAGGGCGCGGCGTGCCGCTCAGGTCGGCCAGCGCGTCGGCGTCGGTCAGGACTACAACATTCTGCGCGTCGTGCAGCTGCTGCTTCAGCAGGTAGCCTTCCAGCATCCACACCTTGTTGATGGCGTTCTCGCGGGCGATCTTGCGGCCCAACTCGGCGCTGAAGTTCTCCGGGCTGGCGCAGGCGCTTTCGCCGGTAACAGTGAAGCCGTTCTGCAGGGTGAGCACGCAGAAGGTCAGCAGTGACAGTGAGTCGTGAAACGGGTCGCCGGAAGCTGTAGCGCCATCAGCGGCGGTGAAGTATGTCTCAGCAGCGATCACCTCTTCGATGCGCTGCGGGGTGACGCGCGGCGCAGTCAGCCCCTTGGCTTGAATCTCTTGCTCGATTTGCTGATCGCTCATTGCAACTCTCCAAATTGATAGTCAGGGTCATGCTTCACGTCGTCGTGGACATAAACCCTGTCGCCAGAAGCCAGCCCAATAACCACGCCATCTTCCTGCTCTGGCTCAATATCACGCTGACAAAATGGGCAGTATTTGGCTTCACTCATACCCATCCCCAATAAAAAAGCCCGGCACATGGCCGGGCATAATATGCGCACCCCAGAAACAAAAAACCCCGCACAAGGCGGGGCAAATGAGAATCTGGCAGTCTTAGAGCTATTTTGTGCCACCTGCTGGAAAAGTCAACTACTCCTACTCCAACCCGTAATTCCCGGTCGGCGGCAGGATCTGCTTCATCTTGACCTCGGCCATGAACTTCTGGGTGTCGTGAGCCTGCGCCTTATCCAGCTTCTCCAGTTCGATCATCAGTCGCTCCTGGCTCATCTGCTTGTTCTGGGCCAGCTTCATCAGCTCGATGCGCTCACGTCGCTGGCTGTCTTCATGCTGCAGCTGCATGGTGGCCAACTTGTATTGGCTGGAGAACTCAAGTTCCATCTGCTTGAGTGACGCCTGCATCTGCGCCATCTGCAGGGCGCCAGCACTCTTCATCTGGGCGAGCTGAGTCTCATGCTCAAACTTGGCCTGAGCCAGCTGCTGCTCCATCTGCAACTTGACCAGCTGCGGATCCTGCTGCCCAGCCTCTTGCTGCTGCTTGATGGCTGCGTCGTACTCTTCCTGGCTGCGCAACACCTTGGCATTGTCGATGTGCATGGACTGGAACAGGGTCTTCATCGCCTCATACGGCTTGAACATCGGCGCAAAGGTCGGGTTCTGGGTGTACTTGTCCAGGATCTGGGTCAGCTGGGCGGTCTGGATCTCCTTGACCAGCAGCGCACTGGTGCCTCTGGCCTGCACCTCGAAATCTCCCTTGATGGCTGCGTCCTCACCGAACTGCATGTTCCAGTTGTAGAAACGCCGGATCATTGGCTTGGTGATGTTGTCGTCATACTCCTTCACCTGCTGACGGCGCACGGCATTGGCGGCGTTCATCAGCATGCTCATGCCGCCCAAGGTCGGCGTCACCTGCCCCTGCTCACCCTGGCTTATCATCGGCACCCCGGCCTCGCGATCGAGCAGGGAGAGCGCCAGCTGCAGGATGTTGGCCATGTCACTCTGCCGGCTGTCGAAGTGGAACACCCCGAAAGCCTTTTGCACCTCTGCATACTGCTGGTTGGAGTCCATTTCCCACACTTTGAATGGCGTAGCCTCCCAATTTCCATCCACTGGGGAGATCAGGCGCTTGTTCACCACTACCTGTGGCCCCACCGTCTTGGCAGCGTTGTCCAGCATGGCCCGCCAGGCGCTGTTGATGATCCGCTGAGGGTGGCGCATCAGGTACGGCATGGACAGGCCGAAGATGCTCCCCTCATCCGGTTCGCAGACATAGACGGAGTAAGGCCACTCCATGGTATCCATCGGGTTGATGGTCACTTTCAGGATCACGTCACCGGAGAAAATGGCAACGCCATCAAACTCGCGCCCCTCCATCTCGGTGATGTCCACCCCAGCAACCAGCAGCACCTCAACTGGGATCGGGCCGTGATATGTCCAGACCTCAAACCTAGAGTCTTGGTTGGTTGGGTTGAGCCCGCACAGGTAACGGATCTGGTCAACGAACTCGGCGTAGCGGGTGCGGGTCGAAGACGGGTCTTGCGCCAGCAGCTTTTCTACCTGCTCCGGGATGAAACCCATAGATTCCATATTGAGCAGCCGGCGCAGCTCCTTCTTGGTCATGTACTCCCGCTCGTAGACGAACTCGCAATCGTCCCAACGGGTGGCCCCCATATCCGGCACGAAGTCCCATGGCAATACGCAGCGAGCCCCTGGCTTGAGGTCTTTCACAATCTCAACAGACCACGAACCATCCTGGCCGGGTAGCCACGCCTGCTTGATGGCGCTCTCTACAATGGGGCCCTTGATGATACCGGTACCTATCTTGGCGGCATAATGCAGCATTCTCCGCGATTCGGCGTTGTAATCGCAGGCGATCAGCTGGTCATCAATCGTCTTTTCCATTGCTGTTGCAGCGGCCTGGGCAGCGGCCAGTACCTCTGCAGCCTGCTGTGCCTCGGTCGTTGGCTGTTGCTGACCATCCATACCCTGCTGCACACCTTTGGCCAACATGGAGAGCTTCGGATCCGGCGATGGCGCGATCCCGTAGTTCTTGTCATCGACAGGGAACAGCATATCCCCCATCTGAGCAGCCCATGCGTCGGTCTTCTCGCGGGTGATGTTGACGAAGGCCTGCGACTTCTTGGCCTTCTCCAGCTCCTTGATAAAGTCAGGCTCGTACTCCCCGCGGTACTGGCGCAGGTCGTCAAGCCAACGCTGTTCGACAAGGCTGCGCTGCTGCAGCTGATGCTCAATATCGCGAAAGCGGCTGGCACCAAACAGATCAAGGGGCGAGAGCTGTTCCACCATCTCGGAGGACAGTGTGATTTCAGTCGGGTTTTGCATGGTGTCAGTATCCTGTTACAGAGTCGGCGGCGCGCTGATCCGCCCTGGTGGCATTGCTATCGATGGTTTTTTTGCGGTCACGTTCCGGCATGACACCGAGGCACAGGTACTGTGTGGCGTCTGCTGGGTGGGAATACTGGTTCTTGTCTGGCTGGTCGGTGAACTTGGTGGCGCCTGACACGTTGAGTTGCTTGTACTGGTAGCCAGTCTCGAAGGCCTTGATGATGACGCGGCAGTGCGGGCTGATGATGAGCGCCGGCTGCCCCTTACCGACAAGACGAGAGAGCCACCACCTGACCCCCTCAAGACGCGCCATCAGGTTGTTGGTGTGCGCAGGCTCTGCATTCATCCCCTTATTGCCAAGCACTTCGAAGCAGGTTGTTTCATCTGCCTGACTGCGGCCTACACCTGCTGGGTCGCCCCAGATAGTGAACTCCATGTTGGCGTAGCGGCTGGTCAGTAGCGGAGACAGCTGCTCATCAATGAAGCGTTCGATCCCCATGCCGGTGGCCACCACCTCATCCAAGATGCGCAACTGGCCGAAGGCGGTTACCTGGCCGATGATGGCGGCTGGGGTCAGGCCGAAGTCCATCCCGATGATGATGGGCAGCGACTTGATGGGGCCCAGCTTGTCCTTGGCGACATGCAGATCCCGGTTGAAGTGGTCGATGAAGACCGGCTTGCCGGTGGCCACAGTGGCGAAGCGGTTGCAGATGCGCGACCGAACCCAGTTGAGCGTCTTGCCGCCGAGCTGATCGAACCAAGCATCAAAGCCCTTCTTGTTGTTCTTCACGTTCTCAGCTTTGGGGTTGGCGACGAACCGGCGCCCCAGGTAGTCACGGAAATAGCCGGCATCAATCAGTGCCTGCAGGTCTGGCGACATCGGCGCACCGGGTGATACTTCGACCAAGGCTCCGGGTTGCTCGTAGAAACTCCAACCGACCGGCTTGAGCGGGTTTCCGTCATCGTCCTGGCCATGCTCAAACTCATGCCACCAGTGGTCCTCATCCGGTGAGTTGGTATCCATGATGAGCCCGCACCACGTCGGGCCGCCGTCCTTGCCGGATGGGTAGCGAGCCTGCACCGCCCGGGATGCCGCCTCGTTCACAATGTTCAGGTCGAGGAACTGAGCCTCGTTTATCCAGACGCCAGTCATCTCAAGTGACAGCATCTTGCGAATGTCCTTGGGCCGGTCCATCGACAGGAAGAAGAACTCCGCCTCGATGATGGTTTGGCCGTCCGGGTGCGGGATGCGCATAAAGCCCACGATCGGGGCGTCGAACTTGATGGGGCACACCTCTTCCGGGATCCAGTCCTGAAAGGTCTTGATGACCGTGGCCTTGAGTTCGCCGTAAGTGTTCCGGATGCACACCCAGCGCGTCTTGCGCACGCCGTCAGCGTTGGGCTCCTGGTTGATGGACACATCCAGCATGAACATGACGCAGCCAACCGACTTTCCTGAGCCCACCGGCCCCCGCACGGCGGCGATCATGGGCCGATCCCGATGGATTGCTTCGAATGTCGGGCTCGGGGAATAGGTGATGGTTCTAACCTCCATCGCCATCACCTTGATTCATAAAGCCCAGGTTCCACATAACCTGGACGCCGCTGCTCTTGCCCTTGCGCAGGATCTCGTACTCGACCTTGGCCTTGGCGGTGAGCGCCCGGTCTTTCTCCATCAGCACGGTCTTGTGCTTGGTGCTCTCGACGATATAGGGGATCTCGACGATGGTTTTCTCGAGCTGCATGATGCGACCAAGCACGCTATCCATGGCGCTCGTCGTTCTGGTGTAGAGCTTGTAGAGGTCCATGCGCTGCTCTATGTCCAGCTCACCCTCTGGCAATTCCAAATCCTTGGCGATGCGCCCCAGGGTAATAACGCCGTTCCGGAAGCCGCAACGCATGGCAAGCAGCTCGTCGGACAGGTTGGCTCGCACCGCGTCCTCAATCACATCATCGGGAAAGAACTTGGCATACACGCCGTGCCGCTGGGCAGGCTGGGCCACTTTGCTGGTGCGAGGCTTGGGAGTTTTCTTGCGATGGTCGCGGTCTGGGTTGAGCGCGTCATTCACCGTGCCAGCAGTGCGACGCGGCGGTCGCTTCGCTGGCGGCTTCTTGTCTGATTTCTCGGTCATGGTTATCTGGTACAGCGCTCCAGTGCGTCGATGTAATCGAGCAGGCGAGCCGTGGACTCACCAGAAAGAGAAACCCCGCCGTTATGGGCGGGGTTTCATGGTTGAAGTGCGCAGGGAGTTATAGGCTCGCTCACAGGCTAATCCTGATGCTCGAGCTCTGTCATACGCCGCTGCCAGCTCACCCGCTCTTTCATCAGCCCGGCTGAGCAGGTCGGCGAGCACCATTGCAGGCTGTCCGGTTGCCGGGCTTCCTTGGGCAGTGCTGGGATTACTGGCGCACTGACTTGCTCTGGCTGCCAAGCGGCGGGCTTGCTCGCGCAACCGACCAGACTCAACGCCAGCAGCAGCTGCATCAGCTTGCGCTTGGGCGATTTGTTCTTGTGCATGATCTCTCACCTCATCGATTTCAGCCTGCCGGCGATTCTCTTCTTCCCGGGCTTCCTGCTCAGCCTTGGTTCTGGCGGTGGCGAGCCTGGCGGACTCTTCATTCCACTTCGCCTGCCAGGTCTTGCGCTCCCCTTCTTCCCCATCGGAATGGCCTGACTGGTAGAGTGCCACCCCGGCACCGGCCAATGCTGCTATCACCAGGGCGCCGGCCAGGAACGGCAACACTCTGCTTTGCGGGATCGCCACCATCACTCCCCCTTGCACTTGGCATTGAGGCGCAGTCGGTCTTTCCACAGCCCGGGGCATATCCGATTCCCCGGAGCAGAACAGTCCTGTTTGCCCGAGCGTTTGAACAGCAGGATTGCCTCACACGCCCCGGGATAATCGCCAACGTTCAGGCGCTTCACGATGGTGGAACGGCAGAAGGCCCCGGGGCCGATGTTGTGGGAGAGTTCGACATAGGCATCGAACTCATACTGATGGAGGGGGGCCTGGATACAGGCCTTGAGGGAATTCTCGAACACCCGCACCTCCCGCAAGCTCCGGTTCACCGCTGCAACGGGGGTGATGGTGTCACCCATCCGGACCCCCTCGGTGCTCCCGAACCCAATTGTGGGAAGTTTGGTGCCGTGTACCGGGTCTGGGTAAGCAACCGGTTCAAACCCTTCCCGATTCAGGATCCCCACAAAACCTGCCGCACTCAACGTAAGAGCCGCGATTGCAATGCGAACCTTGCTCACTGTGCACCCCCATGCTGACAGCGCGGCTTGATGATATTCGACCAGACAAACCAACCCATCTGAATCGCAATCCACAGCAAGGTGGCAGCAAGCACCCAGTCATTGAGCGAGTAACCAGCCAGGGTCATCCCCGACACAACCACTGGCGGCGCAGACTTTGCCACCCCAGCCGCAGCAGCTGCCGTGACCAACTCTTCCTCTTTCCCCATGCCCCGCCCCAGAAACGAAAAAGCCCGCACGAAGGCGGGCCAGATACGAAAAAGCCGGGCTCAATAAGAGTCCGGCTATGATGGGTAGATTTTGTGCCACACGTCAGCAAATAGCAAGCAATCGCAGATATTGGCTGGCGTCGGATTATTGACGGTTGGCGCCCCTGAGCATTCGCCCCATACCCGCGTGGGCGGCAGCTTTAACGTCTGCCCGTGGATCTTTAACTCCATTCTCTAGCGCGGCAATGAACAGATCTTCATCAATCATTCCGCTCTCACCAATGGCAATCAAAGCTGCGGCTTTCACATCAGAGCGAGGGTCTTTCACTCCAGCCAACAAATGGTGAATCAACTTCTGTTCGTTATTCATCACGCACTCCCGTGTTTGTGCTTATTTCATCTTCCGGTACCGCTCCACCTGCTGGAGAAAGTAAGCCTGCATCTCACCCTTGTAGTTGCCGGCCTCGCTCTCTGCTGGTGTTTTGATATCCGGGTTCCTTTCCTTCCAGACCGCATAGGCGGCCGCCTTTTCCACTTCCACCCGTTCTTGTTGCTCGGGTGGCAAACTGCAAAGATTGTGGCTCATGGTGCCCTCCTGCTGCCGATGATACCGCACGCAGCGGAGAGGAAAAGAAAAAGGCGCCACATGGGCGCCTAATCTGCGAGCTGAGTCATTATGCTGCCTTGGCCTTATCCAGGTACTGGTGAAACGCCCGAACCGCGTCACTGTAGCAATACTGCAGTTCCTGAGCTGCGCTGCGCTCTGCATCGGTGGCCAGTGGTGGTGCCGAGATGTATCCGGCGTGACAGTGCGGGCAGGTATGAGGCTTTGGCTTGGTGAGTTCACCGGTACCGGAGCAGGCTGGGCAGCGCCCGCCCTGGGTATCCCGCTCACAGCGAGAGAGAATGAGTGCCCGCACCCGAGCCGCGTTATCGTGATCCCCCAGCAACTCCAGCTCCCGAGCCCGCCTTGCCTCACGGCGTCCATATGGGTGGTGGCGCTTGTAGAGGCGTAACAGTCGCTCACTGTCACCCTGTAACCCTGCCGCACTCATCACGGCGCTGGGTGGGTAACTCTCGACGAGCTGACGCACGGCCAGCCCATCAGACAGATGACGGGCACGCAGTACCATCACGCCGACAGGGTGCAGGTGCTCAGCGTGAGCCAGGGCGGACAGCACCTCCTCGCGCCCTACGCTATCCGGTGAACGACCGGATCGCTGTGACTCTGCCTCGATGGATACAGCCTTGGGGCTGTGCAATTTGATAAGAAGCTCGATGCTCATGGGTTGGTCCTCTGGTCTTGGTCCTGATTGAAAGCGGCAAGCAGCCAGGCGCGAAGCTGGCCGGATTTGATGTGCTCGGGGGTGGCCTCAATGACCATCCACCCGAGCAGGGAGGCCTCGTTCATCTTGGCTCGGTCCTCTACGAACCCCCTCCCCCTGGTGTGCCGGCCGCCAGAGTGGATGCCGCCGTGGATCTCGAGGGCGATCATCTGCTCTTCCCAGGCGTAGTCGAACCGCCACTTGCGCTTGGGGTGGAATACCAGCTCTGTGGTTGGTTCTGGCAAGCCGACGAGCTGGGCCAATACTCGCTGGTGCAGGGTGCCCACCTGCTGCGCTTTCTTGGCCTGTTCCACGACCCTCTTGGCTTTCGGGTGCTTGCTGAGCAGGCGACCGGCTTCAATGGCGGATAGGTGGATCATTCCAGGTTCGCCTCCATGAAGCTGGCCTTGGCATTCTCCAGCTGCCCCAACAATGAAAAAGGATGGTGTCCGTTCGCCCATGCCCTGGAGCAGGAGTCATCGCTATTGACCGTCACGATCAGGCAGTTGACCACCTCCCCACGCTTGGCGCTCTCAAGGACCTGCTCCAGGATGGAGACAACGTTGGCACCGCTCTCCTTCTTGACCTCGCTCAGGCTGACCACTTTTCCGCTCATGCTGCCCTCCCGATGGTGTTCTTGCGCAGCGCTGACACTTCACTGACCACCTGGGCCAGCAGTTGCTCCTCGCTACCGTGTTCAGCCTGCCAGCTCTTTGGTGCGGCGTGGAATCCGGTGGGGTAGCAAGCGCGGTGATGCTGAGGGCACAGCGGCAGCACACGGTTGTGAGCTGCACGCTGGGCCATGCCAGATCCAGAGCGCACATGATGGATCTCACTCTGGCTGGGGCCGTGCCCGGCGTTACGGCATGCCACGCAACCCAAAGAGGCTACGTCATCCAACCAGCGTTTTTCGGCCTTTGTCTTGCTCATGCCGCCACCATCATCAGCACGAACGGCTTAACGCCCCATGCAAACCAGGCCATTGCAGCACCGACCAAGAGCATCACCACAAAGGCGCCCTCCACCCGACCGGTAAACCCGCGAGATACCACCAACCCAACTCCAGCGGCGGTCATGATGAACAGCGAGACAACCAGCAGCACTGCCCACCCAAAAATAGCCAATACCTCCATCATGCCGCAGCCCTCCCATATGCCGCCACCCAGTCGAAGCCGCGGCGAGATTCATCCCCGAACCGCACGCCCTGCTGGGCACCGAAAGACTGAGCCAGCTCGATGAGATCGCGCATCTCGCGCACTGTCATCTTGGAGGTGGACTTGCCCAGCACCACGAACCCGTTGCCGTCGATATTCGGCACAACGTCCTGCTGGTACAGGGCGGCGGAGAGGACGTGCTTCCAGTCCTCCTTGGAGAGCTTGCGACCGTGCCAGTCCACCTGTTCGGCGATGTCGGTCATGACAGCCCAAAACAGGGCGTTCTGGGCCAGCGAGCGGGTCATCTCCTTGATTTCGATGATCAGCGGTTTGTCCTGGTCTACCGGCAGACTTGCTACCAGCTGGCAGGCGCGGGACCGGATATCAGGGCTGCGGAGGAAATACTTGGGGTAGCTCATGCGACACCGCCGGATGCAGGTAGTGAATAGTTCCCGTCAGCTCTTGGGCGGAGATGGGTCAACCCAGCATTCCGCTCCTTTGCCATCAGGTAGCAGCTTTCAGTCCACCAACTGGCTGGCTCGTAGATTTCGCACTCGTCCGGACTTACCCCGTACAGCCTCATCAGCGCCATTGGCCCGATGTAATGCCTCTGCTTGTCCTGGTCACTCGTTACCATTCCAGGGTGAACTACGTATTTAGCTCTCATCCTCACCCCCGCTTGGCTTTGTTGCGGCGCTTGGCTGCGGCACGCTGGCGTTTTGCGGCCCTGTCATTGCGCGGGTTGGGGATGCAGAATGAACTGGATGGCGTGAAGCGGATCGGGTTAATCCAGGCCGGAGCGCTGGCCGCCATAACGGCGGCGATTGTCATGGCGAATCTCATGCTGCCACCGCCTTAGCCGCAACGGCCTCAGCTGTGGGGAACGGCGAGAGGCAGTAATGCCACACGTGCTTGCCGTCGATGTTCTGGTTGCTGGAGTGCTTCACCCAGCCATGGCAACAGACTTCGCGCAGGCGGGCGCTGATGGCGGCTTGGGTGTCGGCGTGGCCGTAGCGGCTCCAGCACTCGCGTTCAATGTCGCGCAGAGTGCGTGACTTGCCATCGCTCATGATGGCGATAACGCGCCCCAACTGGGTCGCGGTAGATAGATCTCGGGTAGTCAGTTTTTCGGTCATATCGGGGTCCTTTTGGTTAAATCACCGGGTGGTCTAGGTCCGGTTTTCGTACTTGCTCATGTTACGGCTCGGTACTCCCTGTGTCACTGGTTGGCAAGGCCCTCCCTACGCAAGTTATCCACAGCTCCATTTGCAACACACCCTCTCAACGCCAGCACTGGCGCGCCTCTCAGGCGTTCGGCCTCCTGCGCCACTTGCTCCGGCGTCGTGTCGAGCACCAGCCAATGCCCTGCTCCACGCTGGCAATCGGTGTACCCAAGTGCGGCGATATCGTCGGACACCTCCAACAGCACCCGCTCACCGCACCAGCCACGAACAGCCGGGTAAATCACAACTCGGCAGAACTTTGCCTCGCGCACGGCGGCGATCACGTCAGGATTGAACATCAGGAAGCCCTCCTCGCTTGAACAACGCCTTGAGGCTTTCCACGCCTCGCTGGCCAGTCTGCTGGTAAAACTCAGGGCTGTGCTGGATCTGCTCCCTGGTCGGCAGCCCCTTGAGGACTTCGGCGCCCAAGTCCTCCCCGGCCACAACCCGGCGCAGCAGCTGGGTGTATGCCTGCTCAAACACAGGCCGGTATGCATCCAGGCTAAGCGTCTTGCACTCCCAGCTTGTCGCTTTGGCGGCCAGCTCTACTGCGGGATGGGTGAACCGGCGAGTTCGCACCTCGACCAGCGCAGTATCCAGCGTCGGCAGCCCCAGCGATTCAGGGGTGATCTGACACCACTTGATAAACTGGCCAGTGCCGGGGAAAAACGGGATCTGCTGCTGGCGAGCAACCCGCATCCCATGGCCCAGTTGCTCGCGGCTGGTGCAGTTGGCTTCGACTAGGGCAACCGTCCACTCCCGCAGCGCTCGAGCCTGCATCTCCGGGTTTGGAAAGGCCCGTTGCCAAGCAGGGAAAATCACCTTGAGCTGCTCGAACAACCGGGCCACCACCTGGGTATCTTGCTCGGTCACGGAGGCGGCAACTGGGCGAACCGGCGTGGCCTGGATCTCGCTCGGCATGCTGGCCAGTACCTCGCTTAACGGTTTCATGGCCATCAGTACCCCTCCCCGATCATCTGGTTGAGTTTTTCGGCCGTCATGGTTTTGGTCAGATCCCACTCGTCGCCCTGTGCTGGCTGACGGGCCTGCCCTATCCGCTTGGCCTGCAGCTTGTCCCACTGCTTGCGCAGGGTCTTGGGGCACTGCACGTTGGTAGACCAGAAGGGATCAAGGTTGGCCCACTTGAACAGCGAGCAGATTTCGTGATGGGTGCGCCCGTCCTGTGCCCGCATCAGGCGGATCTCGTTCGCCCACTGCGCCCAGTTGGGGATCTTGGCTGTCGGGTTGACCACCATGACCTTGCCCTGGATGTACTCGGCGCAGGTCAGATCATCCTGAGTTCCCCAGAATTTCCCGCTCGGGGTCTGGATGGCAGCATCTGGGCGGAGCTTTTCGACAGGCGTTGAAACCGATTCAACAACTCCGGCGTCGGGGAGCGCGTCAGCGTTCTTCGACGAAGAGATCTTTATGTTTTCTTTTAATGTATTTATTTCTTGTTCTGTTGTCGTACCGGTCGAAACACCGATCGGTACACCGGAGGGCGCATCAACAGTAGGCTGCAAGCCCATATCTGGCGCGGCTTTGAGTGTTTCGGTTGGCGTACCGGTCAGCGTACCGGTCGGTGTACCGACCGAAACGCCACCCAATTGAGTCTCTTTTTGCTCATTTGGAGCTGAATTTTCTGGTGCTGGCTCGACAGTGTCCACAGCCATGATCGCGGCCTGGTAGTCGTCATAGTTGTTGACGGTGATCACCGACCCCCATGGGGTGCCCTGTATTGTCACCATGCCCTCTCGCTCAAACCACCCAAGCAGTCGATCGGTGGCTTGCTTGGATAGGGCTCTCCCGCGCTCGTCACGCAACAGCGAACCAAACTCGGTGGTGCTGATCACCAGCTGACCCCTCATCAGCGTCCACTCGCGCCCCTTGTAGCTCACAGCGCACTCCTCATAGGCTGCGAGACTGATGATCCGCATCCATCCGGCAAACTTCACTGCGCTCTTTGCCCAGTCGGCGGCCATCAGTGACCGCCAGCAGATCACATATCCGCTGCGCCTGTTGGTGCTCACGCTGCTACCTCTGCTGATAGGTTTGGAAATGGGGGCGACTGCCCCCGGGAATTTGAGAACAGTGCTCATGCTGCCTCCTCATCGGCACGGCAAAAGCCAGTTTCAGAGAGATGAAGTTCTATGCGTCGCCCGATAAATTCCATGCACGGTACCGCCATGGAGTTGCCGATCGCCTTATAGCGAGGGCCGTCTGCTGCCATCCGGTGCGCCTCTTCCTCAGGTATGAGTGGGAAGTGGCGGCGCAAATAGACCAATTCATCTGCGATCAGTTTGTTGCGCTTCGCAGCCGGTATCATGGTGTGATTGTCAGGAAAACCCTGCAGGCGCTCGCACTCAACAGGGGTTAGGCGGCGGACGGCCATCGTGGAAACAAGGGCAGGCGGAGGGCTGCTTCTGTCGAGAGAGATCGTGTATTCCTCGTAGAATTTACCTGCGCCGTTGCTAGTCGTATTGTGCAGCTTGGTTGTGTATGCCACCGCAGGATGTGCGCCTGCGTTGGCGTGACTATCCGCATGACCGCTCGCCCTCAGTGTCGGAGACGTGTTTTCAGTGGCATCGCCGCCATCGTCCTTGGAGCTGAAGGCCACCGGCACAATCGGTTGCCCCCTGCCAGTGCCATCCTCGCTGGCGTTGAAGCCTTCCGCTTTCAGGGTGTGGGTGATGTCGGCGGTGACGCAAGGCGGATTCTCTCGTACCAATTCATCCCAGTTATTGGCGGCGAAGATGACACGCCGGTCGTGGTCTTTGATGCTGTTGTACTCGGTCAGTACCGCATTTTCCTGCCCCTGATTGCACCCTAGCGTGTGAGCCAGCTCGACTTTGGTGTCTGGGTCTTGGGTGCCGTGGACGACCATCGTCTCCGTTTCGTAGTCGATGCGCCCCATCCCGCCAGCATTCAAACAATGGGAGATGTGTCCAGTGCTGGTCGCAAGAGGGATCAGATGCCCGGCTTGGCCTTGGTTGTCATCTGCGCCACACGTTCCAGCGCCGTTTGCAGTAAGGGCGGCAACTGCCTTCCCCGCTTCTCTGCTCGGCGCAGAATCCCGGCGCACGCCTTCGCACTCAAAAAGAACTTTTGCGGGATCGAACCCTTCTCGAGCACTTGCGACAACGAACACACGGCGGCGTCGTTGGGCCACTCCGAAATATTGGGCATCGATGACCCGCCACGCGACTGCTCTTTGGGGGCCAAGCACACAACCAGCGTTTTCCCATTTCTTCCCTGGTGGGATGAGCTCGCAATCTTCCCCGGCAAGGAGGCCAAGGAATGCGCCAAAAGCGTTGTCTTTTGACGAGAGGACGCCGGGGACGTTTTCCCAGACGGTGATGCAGGGAACAGCTCCAGCTGCTGCTCGTTTTTGATCAATGGCATTGGCAAGCTCCACGTACTTGATAGTCAGAAAACCACGGTCATCAGCCAGCCCCTGACGGGCGCCGGCAACAGAAAACGCCTGACATGGCGTTCCGCCAACAAGGATGTCTGGAGCCACCACATTCCCCTTGAGGACTGCAGTCGCTATCTTGGTCATATCGCCAAGGTTGGTGACGTGTGGCCAGTGGTGTGCCAGCACTGCGCTCGGGAATGGCTCAATCTCGGCGAACCACGCAGGGTTCCAGCCAAGAGGCTCCCAAGCCAGCGACGCTGCCTCGATGCCGCTGCAAACGCTGCCGTAGATCATGCTGCCACCTCCTGCTCGGTGTACTCGCAAGCGGGGCACTCAAAGGCGCGGTCGTCGGTACCGGATTGCAGCTCACTGCCACACAAAGGGCAGTGGTTGAGATCGTGCGAAAAGGGTTGGCCCTCATGGGCCAGGATTGGTTTGGTCATTGTCTGAGGTCCTGATTCAAATGCCCGGTGGTTAGTCGGACAAGAGGTGGTTATGCGTTGTGCTGCGTCTCTGCACGCTCAACGGTGCGGGCCTGCAGCTCGCGAGCCAGGCGAACGGCGGTTTTATCGGTGCCGGCAGCTTGAGCGATAGTGATCACAGAATCGTCCTCCAGATGCAGGGCAAGCTCATGCATGACTGCTTTCAAAATGATGTTGCTGCGTTCGCTAATGGGTTGAGCTGTTTTATGTGACATAGCTACTACCTTCTTAATATTGAGTTGACCAAATTGCGGATTTTTTCATATTCGACCTTGAGCTTTTCTACCGGAGTCTTATGGCGCTCATTCTCGTAAGCGGCCTCATCATCAGGAGTGAACGCAAGCTTTCCGTACTCAGGCAGTCCATATCCGCTAAGAATTTCTTCAATGGTCGCTGGCGGATACCCTTGCGCCATTAGGATTCGGCTGGCTCGTTTTACGGCCCTCGCCAAAATCTCTGGCTCGTGTTGAGATATGGAATTGAGTAGGGTTAGTAGCGAGACTCGGGCAAATGCAGTTTCAGTCATGCAAAATTCTGCCGCCACTTCACGCCAAACCTCTCTCTGAGCCGGCGTTCCGCGCAATCGTAGGGGTGAAATGGTGCTCATGTTTTCGTGATCAGGCAGGGCTGCTCTGCTCATTGTGCTGGTCCTCTGTTGGTGATTATTCAGGCCGGTGGTTAAGCGGCCTGCTTGGTTTCTACTGGTTCCGGTCGGTAGTCTTCCAGACCGAAATCAAGCTCCTCTCCGGATGCGAAGTGAATGCGGGAGGCGTACTTCTCAGGGATAACTTCCGGCCATTCGGACACGGTGCTCTTCGTGACACCAATGGCGCGAGCCAGGGCGTTGTTACCGCCAAAGAACTTGATGGCGCGATTTTTTTTCATTGGTCGGGGTCCTTTCATGGTTGCTGACAATACAGACCACATTTTGGTTCGGTTTACCGAACAAGTCAACCATCGGCATAGCGCACATGAAATAAGCCAAAATGGGGGAGTGTTTTTTTATACGAACGAGATTGACATGACCTCTTTTAGAGACCGACTGGAATACATGCTCAGGGAGCGAGGCTGGAAGCAGGCCGACCTGGTGCGCAAGTCCGGGGTAAGCAAGGCCGTTATCTCAGTTCTCCTGTCTGACCCGGTCAAGGATTTGAGGGTGAGTAGCTTGCTCTCCATCGCCAAGGCTCTTGGTTGCGATCCGCTGTGGCTCTACACAGGCAAGGAAAGCGGCACCTATGTCACAGATACAAACCTCGGCAAGGTGCCCGTGTGGGAAATGCCTGAGCTTGGAAAACACCCCACAGATGCTCTTTCTACTCTGGATAGTGGTCGCCACATATTCAGCGATTCAGATGGCCAGTTGATAGGCGTCATCGCCAGTGATGACAACCTTGCTGGCTCGGGGATTAAGGCTGGTGACATCTGCGTCATTGACTTGGCAGACCGGCAGGCTCGCCATGGCGATATCCTGTTGGTTCGCCTGGATAGCAACAAGCAAGCGCGCCTGCTCAAAGCGCTGGATGGGTTGTCAGGTATCAGCTTGGTGACGGACGATCAACGCCTTGGTGTGGTGCCAATCAAGGATGTGGTGGTGTATGGCCGGATGGTTGAACTCCGCAGAGACGTGAAAGAGTAGATACCCCTACCCCGAACAGCCCGCCCAGTGCGGGCTTTTTTGTATCCGCCGATCGGCTGAAGTAACACTCAAAGAAAAAAAGTTCGTTAAACCGAACATTTTGTATTGACGAGAGTGTTCGGGAATATTAACCTTTGCCTTGTTCGGTAAAACAATCGAATAGCCAAGACCGGTAACAGTAAGGGGCAGCGATGAAGGCGGCCAATCGTGGTGAAGGTCTTGGGTAACCTCCCGCTCTGGCGGAGTAAAGGCCAGAACACAACTGGGATTGCATTGATAGGACACCGGCATCGGATCTAAGGCAGCGACAGGAAGACCAGCAAGTTTGGTCCCACTGGATTGGTCGAGCCGCCCGGACTGAAAGCAATAGCGGTGCAATCCGCAGTTGTGGTGTAGGTCTCAGCGGTAGAGCCGACTCGACGGAGTGAGCGCGCAGGTTCGAATCCTGCCACCACACAAGATTTAGACACTCGGTAATCAGGACCCGCCCGCAAGGGCAAGCGCCTGACCAGCGCGTAAGAACGACAAAGCCCGCACAAGGCGGGCTTCGAAGGACTGGGGTACCACCCCAATCAGAATGCCAGGGGACCAACCCCGGCAATCAGGACCCCGACCAGCCTAAACCGGTGGGAATCAGCGAGGACCAACTCGCCAACAGGAGTAAATGTACCATGACCCAGAACATTTTTTCCAGAGCCGCGAATCGAGCCGACAAAGTCATTGCCTCTATCGCCGACCGACTGAGCGGAAACCACTCCCGCCGAGTCGCCCTTCATCGCCGTGCCAGCGCCATTGCCGACGATATCCGCCGCCAGAAGTTGGCAGAAAAGCGAGTCATAGCCAACCAGCGCCTTGGCCGAATCCCACAAGGCCACCGCCTGATGCTGAACCTGACAGCACAAAACCACCGCAACGCCGTCTGACCCGGGCCTGGCGCTTCCCTGATAGCGCCGTAGCCAAAGCCTCTTTTTGAAGCACCGCAAGGTTGCTTTGGCTTCGCTCACGCCAAATCCGGCTGAGCTCGCTCTTTAACAGCCTGGAACCGGCTCACAACCACGAATCCCAATGCCGGTAGGGATGCGCCGATACCCCGTTAAAACCGGAAAGCGGTGTGTGAACGTGAACGATTTATCACTCGTCTTTTACCTGCCAAACACAACAGGGAGTGCGAACGATGTAACCGACAGCCGTTAGAAGCGGCCAATCCATGCGCCAGTAATGATGGCGCCCCGAGTTCTCCGCGTGGGAAACCAGCTTTGCATCTGGTTAGGGTCAATAAACCAAGTGGCACGGGTAGAGCAGTCCACAAATCTGGGGTGGACACCTGTTATTAGCGGCGATAGCGCGACAGCACGGACGGCTTACCAGAAGGCGCCGGATGACGTAACCGGCAAGCCCGCTGGCAACAGCGGGTATCCCAAGGCGGCTCCAGTGGAGCTGGCAACAACATAGCGTCGAAGCTGTGGCTGCCTTCGGATAACCAAGAGGACCCCGACCATGAAAAACGCAGATATGCCAGCCATGCCGCTGGTTAACAGTAATGGCTCTCCTGTGCATCACAGCAACGCAGGCATGGAAAACCACGGTGTGATGGCAGGACTAACCAAGCGCGAAATGATGGCAATGCATGCACCAGAAATGCCTGACTGGTTTGACAGTGTGTGGAGAATGAGATTTGCCAACAATGACCGCTATTTCAAGAGTGGCATTGATGAATTTGGCGAGCCTGTTCGAGAGATAACAAAAGGCGGACTGAGTGCAATGTATTTCGCATGGCGCACTTACTACGCAGACGGCCTTCTCGCTGAACTGGAGAAGCAAAATGACCAATGAAACCACCCTGCTCGCCCTGCTGGAGAGCCGCGAAGCCGAGGCCAACGCCGAAGCTGAGTGGGTCGCCGAGTGGGTTGAGAGCAATCGACCACTCATGCTGGCCGGCATGCTTGAAACAGACCCAGCAACCCTGCTGGGAGAACTCGGCAGCGACCAGCACCGCCAATACAACCTAGCCATCTGGCTGATGATGCGCGACGGCGACCACATGCCGCTGATGCAGTTCATCCAGCAGGTGGTTGACGCTGGGCTGGTCGAGTTGGCCAAAGCCGCGTGGAGCGACCACGTGGCCGCCCTGCACGACGCCATGAGCGAGGACCAATGGGAGCAGTACCAGGACAGGAGCGCAGCATGAGTAATCACACGCAGGAGCCTTGGCCGTTTTTTGTTGACTGGGCAGAACCTAGCACTCCTCACCCAGAGAGCGAGCCGATCGTGCGCCTTGGCTACGACGACTACCAGAGGGCAAGGTATTGCGTTAATGCTTGCCAAGGGGTCAGCAACGGTCAGTTGGCTCTGACATCCGTCAGCGGGGCAATCCTGATGCTGAAAGAGGCTGAGCAGCAGTGCGACGAGCTGCTGGCTGCGCTGGATACGATAGGGACGCACACCATCACTGAAGAAGATGGTAGCGAGGTTGAGGTGCTATTCGGAGATATAGATAAGATCCGCGATGCTATCGCCAAGGCCAAAGGCGGTGCCGCATGAACGCCGCACCAGATAGCGCCAGCTACTACGGCGTCAAGACTGCGCCCTACACCCACGTCAACCTGCTGAGCGGACGAAAAGGACGCGAGGTAAGCCGCAGCGATGGCGAAGTCGTTATCCAGTGCGAGCAGGGAGGTGTGCAGAGCTACGACGAAGACCGGCTGCACCTGACCTGGGCGCGTCTGAGCAACGATTCACAAGGAGATCCCGCATGAACGCCATTGCCGACACATCCGCCGCGCACCCGCTTGGTCGGGTGTTCGGCCTCTCCAATGAGGAGTACCACTCTGGCCCGGGGGTCAGCAAAAGCCAGCTCGACCAGATAGCAGAAAGCCCAGCCACCTACATCTGGGCCAAAAATGCACCGGTCGATGAAGAAAAGCTCAAGGCATTCGACATGGGCAGCGCCATCCACTGCCTGTTGCTCGAGCCGGACGAGTTCAAAGACCGCTTCATCATCGCCCCGCCATTCAACCGCCGCACCAACGCAGGCAAGGAGGCTGAGGCCGAGTTCTTGGCCGGCTGCGCCGAGCTGGGCAAGACGGTGATGGATGCCGAAGAAGGCCGCAAGCTGTACCTGATGCGCGACAGTGTGATGGCTCACCCAGATGCCCGCTGGCTGCTGGAGCAGGAGGGGCACAGCGAAGCCTCTTTCTACTGGATTGACCCCGAAACAGAGGAGTTGTGCCGGGTTCGCCCAGACCGACACCTGAGCGGTCACCCCATCATCCTGGACGTGAAATCGGTGGATGACATGGGGCGCTTAGAGCGCCACGTTGAGGACTTCCGCTACCACGTTCAGGACGCCATGTACTCCGAGGGCTACCACAGGGTCATGAGTGAGCAACCGGACTTTGTCTTCCTGGCCGTCAGTACCAGCGTTAACTGCGGTCGATACCCTGTGCGGGTGCGCCCCTTGCCTGATGACTGGAAGGAGGCAGGCAAAGACCTGTTCCGCCGCGACCTGCGCAAATTCCACGAATGCCGCGCCAACAACGACTGGCACGACTTCAAACCACTCCAGCGCCCAGCGTGGGCGACAAGGAAAGCAGCATGAGCAACATCACCAACATCAAGCAGCAGGCGGTCGAGAATTTCACCGCCAAGTACCCCATCCTCGTCCAGCGTGGCATCGACGAGCCGACCTGGAACGCCCTGTGTAACACCATTTACCCAGGTGCAAACCCCGATTCGGTGGTCATGGCCATCGACTACTGTAAGGCGCGCGGGCTCGACATCTTGCTCAAACCGGTTCATCTGGTACCAATGCAGGTCACCGATGCCAAATCTAAAGATAAGGTCTGGCGGGATGTGCCTATGCCCGGGATCGGCATGTACCGGATCCAGGCCGACCGTTCCGGCAACTACGCCGGCGCTGACGAGCCGGTATTTGGTCCAGATGTGACCGAGGAGTTCCAAGACCCCTACAACCAGAGCGCCAAGATCAAGGTCACCTATCCGCAGTGGTGCAAGTACACAGTCTATAAGGTGGTGAATGGGCAGCGGGTTGCCTTCCACGCCTTGGAACGCTGGAAGGAGAACTACGCCACCCAGAGCGGAAAGACTGAGTGCCCCAATGCCATGTGGCGCAAGCGGCCATATGCCCAGCTTGCCAAGTGCACAGAGGCGCAGGCGCTGCGTAAAGCTTGGCCAGAGATAGGCAGTGAGCCAACCGCCGAGGAGATGGAGGGCAAGGAGATCATCATCAACGAGATCCCGGGAGCACAGCCTACCCAGAGCACCCCAGCCAAGAGTCGCGCCCTCGATGCTATGCGCGGCCAGCACACTGCACCGGTAACCCTGGATCACGACCCAGTAGCAGAGCTCACTCCTGAACTCGACCGGGCCACTACCGATCACGCCAGCGCCTACGCCGACCACTGCGCCGCCATCGAGGGGGCGTCGTCGGTTGAAGAGTGGACAAGCGCCTACACCACTGCCTGGGCATGGGCAGGTGAAACCGGCGACCAAACCATTGCTGATGGCATCAAGCAGGTAGCTGGTGAGCGCAAAGCCCAGCTCAACAAAGCCAAATAATACAGCCACTTTCAACTTAACCAGCCCGCCATCCAGCGGGCTTTTTATTACAGAGGAAAAAATATGGGAACACGCAACCTGACCTGTGCCGTCGTTGATGGCAAGTACAAGGTCGCCCAGTACGGGCAATGGGACGGCTACCCTAGCGGGCAAGGTGCTACTGCGCTGCAGTTCCTGCTCACCATGGACCGTGAAAACTTCATCACCAAGCTGCGCGCAGCCCGGTTCGCAAACGATGAAGACCTTGACTCCATTCAGGCGGAGCTTGAAGCAGCCGAGTCGGGTTCAAGCAGAGGCATGATGGCTGAAGGTGGCAAGTACCAGCAGTTCAGCCGGGACCGTGGTGCCAGCATTCTCAATATCGTTGCTGAAGCAGAGCCAGGCATCCTGCTGAAGGACCGCCTCAGCTTCGCCGCTGACTCCCTGTTCTGCGAGTGGGCCTACGTGGTTGACTTCGACAAGGGCACCTTCGAGGTGTTTCAGGGCTTCAACGAGGCGCCGGTGCCGGAAGGCGAGCGCTTCCACGGGGCAACCTCAGATGACCCGTCGCCGGGCTACTACCCAGTTCGTCTGGTCAAGACCTACCAGCTTGATGCGCTGCCCACCCACGAGCAGTTCTTGGCTGACGTGGAACAGCAAGACGAGGAATAACAGTTAGTCAGCATCTTCTATCGGCCTGCTCACTGCGGGCCTTTTCATGCCAAAGGAACCGCCATGACCAAACAAGCCAAGACCGACACTGAACAAACCCAACTGGTTGTCATCGAACCCACCGCCGCCGTCACCCTCTTCACCGAAGGGGATGGCATTGACGCCATGCTGGCCGATATTCGCAAGCAGGCGGCAAGCCTGGTGCCTGATGTGACCACCGCCAAGGGGCGCAAGGAGATCGCCAGCGTTGCCTATGCCGTCGCCAAGACCAAGACCTATCTGGATGGCCTCGGCAAAGAGCTGACCGCCCAGTACAAGGCGATTCCTGCCCGCATCGACGCCAACCGCAAGGTGATCCGCGACACCTTGGACGCACTGAAAGACGAAGTGCGCGCCCCACTCACCCAGTATGAAGAGGCAGAAACTGCCCGGGTTGAGGCCCTGCAAGCTCGGCTGGCTCGACTCAATGAGCTGGGCACCTCTGCCAGTATCGAGATCACTGCGGCTGACCTGCAGTTTTTGCTGACTGAAGTCGAGCAGACCGCGCTGGACGATAGCTGGCAGGAGCTGCTGCCCCAGGCGACCGTGGCCAAGGAACTGGCCACCAAGCGCCTTGGTGAGACGCTGGCCACCCGTCAGAAGTACGAAGCCGAGCAGGCTGAACTGGAGGAGCTTCGCAAGAAGCAGGCCGAGCAAGAGCGCATAGACCGCGAGCGGCTGATAGCCGAGCAGGCAGCGGAGCAGGCTCGACTCCAGGAAGAGAATCGCCAGCGCCTGGAGCGTGAAGCGGCCCAGCACCGTGAGCAGGAGGCACAGCGCCAAGCCCAAGCTGCCCAGCAGGCAGCGGAGCAGGCACGGCGAGATTCCGAAGCCTCTGAGCTGGCCCGTCAGCAGGCAGAAGCCCGCCGCATTGCCGAAGCAGAGCAGGCAGAACTGCGCCGGCAGGAGGCTGAGCGCAATGCGGCGCTTCATGCCGAAGCTGTAGCCGCGCAAGCCGCCGAGCAGGAGCGCCAGCGCATAGCCGAAGAACAGCGCCTGAAAGAAGAAGCAGATGCAGCTCGCGCCGCAGATGTGGAGCACCGCCGCACCATCAACCAGTCCATCTTGATGGATCTCATGGGCCTTGGCATTGAAGAGGATAAAGCAGTCACCCTCATCAAGCACATCGCCAACAACAAGATCGCCCACCTGACCATCAACTACTGATCACCTCGCCCTGCCGCCAACAGGGCGCTTACTCAGGACCTCAATAATGACCACGCTGAACCCCAGCGAGGCAACCAGCCTCGCCCTGAACACCATCACCAGCCAGATCCGGCTGCTGGCAGACATGCCAGCCGAGCACTGCAAGCAGGCTGTCGCTGGGCTGGAGCCTATCGTTACCGCCAACCTGACCATGATCAGCGAGGCGGCGAACGCCCACATAGACGAGTTCAACGACCTGATTGGTGAGCTTGAAGCCCGGGATCGCGAGCTGGAAGGCCAAACCAATCTTGTCGGCGAGCTGCGCCAGCAAGTCGCCAGTACCGAGCAGCGCATTGCCGCCGCGCAGGAAGAGACAATCGCAAAGCTGGAAGTGGCAGAGGCGGCAGTCTATGCCGCCACCCGCAAGGCCGACGGCGTCCAGGCCAGCCTCAACGCCGCAAACATCCAGATCCGCGAGCTGGAGCGCCGGATTAAAGCCTACAAGGAAATGGATCCGGAAGGCCTCAAGCGAAAGGTGACGGAGCAGCGCAAGAAGTTGGAGGAACGGCTTGCGGCTATCACTGCAGGGAAGAACGAAATCAGCGGCTATCGCCGTGATAACACCAAGCTTTCAGCAAGTGTCACCGAACTGACGGCCATTATCAGCCAGCAACAGGCTGATCTGGATGCGCGCCAGCAAATCATCAACGACATGGCCCTGTTCAAGGATGTCAGCCTGCTGTGGGGCAAGCACCTGCGCAAGCACTACACCGACGAGAAAGGGGTGCGCTGGAATATCTATGTGGTAGAGGGTGGCATCCAGTCCGACAAGAGCTATCTGCTCAACGATCTGGACTGGAAGCTCCACGCCATGCGCTCTGATGCCACCGGCTGCACCGTGATGCTGAGTGAGTGGCTGAGCCCGGTATTCCCTGGCGCAGTGGCTCAGGACATACCGATGGAGGCGATCCGCGACATTCACTCCTTCATGCTCGATGCGCTCGCCATCACCCACCCCCAGTTGCAACCTCGCGCCGAGTGGGCGCAAACAGTCCACATCAGCGAGATTGGCCTCAACGCCAAGGTGCAGGGGCTGCTTGAAGGGGCTGGCATCACTGACCTGTGGAAGTTGATGGTGAACCAGAGCGACAAGCTGCTGGCGATCAAGGGTATTGGCATCAAGCTGGCCGACCAGATCATCAGCGCGGGTCATGCTGCGGTTCGCCAGTGGGAGCAGGATCGGGCGGATGTCATTGAGGGCGAGCAACCAGCGATTGAGAGTAAGGAGGCTGCATGAGCCAGCAACCGACAACAGTAAGGCCAGTCAAGGCCTACAGCGTTCAGGATGGGGAGCACGGTGCCATTGTTTTCGCCACCAGTGGGATTGCAGCTCGTCGCATGGGGGCCAACGAGCTGAACACCGATTTCGAGGCAATCGAAAGCTGCCGTCGCGTCCAGTGGGCTGATGAGTATGCAAGTGTCGGCGCAGTGCCGCCACTGGTCATGATCGCCCATGGATGGTGGTTTGAGTGCTCACACTGCTACCGGAAGGTATGTGATGACAGCTGCCACTACGACAAGGAAAGCGGCCAGGAAATCATGCACGAGCCGGTGGCAGACGGTGACTGCATATACTGTACCCCCGCCTGCCGCGACGCAGAGATAAAGGAGCGTGCCGAGAGGGAAGCCAAGAAGGAGGCTGCTAAGCAGACTGCTGAGCAGCAGTTCCCCGGTGTCGAGGTGAAATGGGTAGACGACAGCGAGCCAGCCAAAGTCAGTTTTACGTTCCCAGGAGGAAAGTACGCCGTCACTTGGACTGTCGGCGATAGCTTTGCCATGGTGCCCAAGATCGACACTGAAGCATGGGAAGAATTCAAGGCCGCCAAGCAGTCAGGTGGCACATCATGAGCCTCTACAACCACCGTGGCATGGTGCAAGACCGCCAGGCCCTGCTCAAGCTCAAGCTGCGCCAGCGGCGACGGGATGAGATAGAACGCCAGCAACTGGCTAAACAACTCGGCATTGAAACCAAGGAGGTGAGCTGATGGCCGACTACAGAGGTTCAACTACCCCAGCCGCTACCCGCGACATGACCCAGACACCGCCCTACCTGTTCCGGGCGCTGGATCTGGAGTTCAACTTCGCCCTCGATGCCGCCGCCCTACCGGAGACGGCCCTGTGCCAGAAGTACCTGACGCCAGATATCGACGCCCTGAGCGTGGACTGGGGCGACTTCATCAGCCCGTCAGTGCGATCTCCGTGGGTCTGGCTCAATCCCCCCTACTCCGATATCGGGCCGTGGGTGGAGAAGGCCATCGAGCAGCAGGGGCGCGGGATCGGAACAGTCATGCTGGTGCCGCAGGACACCAGCACCGAATGGTATCCAGGTGAGCGGGCCAGCGAGGTACGCCACATCACCGGATACCACGACGATAACGGCAAATGGCGAAACGGTCGGGTGAACTTCATCAACAAGGAAACCGGCGAGGAGATGAAGGGCAACCCCAAGGGTTCCATGTTCCTGATTTTCGCCCCAGGCTGGCGCGGCGAGTGCCGGATCCGCGATGTCAGCAAGCTCACCCTGCTGCTGGCTGGAGCAGAGCCCATCAGCGCTGCAGCCTGATACCCCCAAACCATCCACCGCTGGCCACACAGAAACGGTGGATAACTCAGAGGTCCCCCATGAGAACCACGGAAAACCCCTACTGCGGCGCAGTAGTCATCGGGTTGGGCGTTGTCGTGCCCCACCCCAAGCAGCCCAACAAGTTCATCCTGCCTGGCGGAACCATCTGTAACCGGCCACAAGCCGAAGCAGCCGCCAAGAAAATCCATGACCTGCTGGCCAAGAAAGCCCGCACCTAACCAACCAAAAGGACCCCAGACCATGAACCATTCCGTACTTAAATCTGCCAGCGTATACAGTGCCAAGCTCCCAGATATCAACGCCATGCGTGAACACCTGGCCGAGCTCGCCTTCACCCCGCTCACTGAAAATCAGCTCAGCTGCGCCGGGTTTGACCAAAATCAGGCAACCGGTGAGCTTGTTACCGACCTGCCTGGCGCTGGCTTCGCGTTCGTTGTGCGCCAAGACACCAAGCTCATTCCGACCAAGATCGTCAACCGTAAGCTCAAGGAGCGCATTGATGCGCTGATCGCCGCCGGTATGCGTGAGCGCGTCACCCGAAAAGAGAAGCAGACCATGAAGGATCAGCTGATTGTCGAGATGGCCGCCACAGCCGAGTATGAAACCACGCAGATCCATGCACTATACGACCAGAAAAACGAGCTGCTGTACCTCAACACCACTACCAAGCGCCCGCTCAAGGTGGTCATGCACCTGCTGGTAAAGTGCATGGGTTCCCTCAAGACCCAGACCATCCACATCGACGACATCAAGATGGGGATCAGCAACCGCCTGAAAGACTACCTGACCGATAGCGCAGAGCGTCCAGAAGCGCTTGGCCCCTTCTCCCCGCTTCAGTTCGTCAAGCTCAAGTCTGCCGACACTGCGCAAGAGATGGTGACCTTCAAAGGGATGGATCTCAACGGGGATCGCGCCTCTGATGTGGTTTCCCTACTGGAAGCTGGCTACCAGGTGGAGGAGTTGGAGCTGTGGCACGAACCCATCAGCTTCAAGCTGAACAGTGATTTCAGCCTGCGCGCCATCTCCATGCCTGATTACGACTCCGACGAGGATGTCGAGGATTACGCCCACCACTGGCGCCAGTGCAACGCTGCCAACCTCATCCTGCTGTCGAGGGCCATCACCGACCTTTGCACCATGATGGACTACCAAGCCCCGGCAGAGGAGAAAGCAGCGTGAGCGACTTCAAGAATGCCGTGCTGCGCCTGGACCAACGACATGACCTCAACGATAGCAATGCCACTATCGATGTTGATGGGCACGGCGCGATCGCTGAGGTGGTGGTCAGGATGGAGGGGAAGACAGAGGACTCCCCTGTACTTGTCGCCTTCGGTGAGCGTTTGGTTGCCTGTTACAACCTGCTGGATGGTTACGACACCCAGGAGTTTAAAGGCCGCCCCCTGGCCGAGTTCGTGGCCAAGCAGGCTTACCTCAACGAGATGAACACCAACGACGGCATCAACCTCTCCCTGTCAGGGCTGGCAGTGCAGATGCTGTTTGCCTCGTTTGCTGGCCAGTTCAAGGCCAACTGTGCCACCAACTACTTGGAGCTGCGCGGCAGCCATCCGGAAACCGGCCCCTTCACCATCACCATGCAACGCGCCGAAGGGCTCACGCCGGCAGACAAGCTGAACGCCATAACCAAGCAGCGGGATGTGCTGCGCGAGGCGCTTGATCGCTTACAGGGCGTGATGAACAACAGCCAGGGGGTAGCCGGCTGGCACAAGAACGGCGATATCGCCACCTGGGACGAGGTGCTGCCGGAAGTGGCCGCGGCCCTCGAGTTTGTGGAAGGAGAACAATCATGAAGCGGTATGACTGCACCATGCACGACAAGCGTGGAGCGTTTGGACTCTGCATGGAAGCACGCAGTGAGGGGCAGTTCGTCCCCTTCACCAAAGTTGAGCAACTGCAGGCCAAGATCTTTGGGCTGCTGGAAGAGCGCAACAGCACCGGGATAGCAATAGACAAGGCCATCCTGTCCGGCATCGTGCCAGAACAGCACCCTCTGCGTTCGCGGCTGGAACGGCTGGCCAACCACCACAAGCGCGAGCAGGCCCTGGCCGATGGCATGGTGGCATTGGCCGACCGCTGCACGTTGCTGGCCGACCTGTTGCGGGAGGTAACCCAGATAATCCCGGCGATCGGGGTGGCAATCGAAGATCTTCCGGTTGCTGATGCCTTCCTTGAGCGCATAGAGAAAGCGTTGGCAGGGCAAGTGCTGGAACACGTCGGCAACGACACACTCGCCATGATGATGGATGAGCTGCACGACATCTGCGTAGGGCTCGACGCACCAGGAGGAGAGCAGAACGGCGCGGAAGCATGGGATCAGGTTAAGGGTGCTCGCGACAGGGTGCTGGCCAGCTTGCATCATGGCCGTACTGATGCTGAGTGGACTGACGCCACCACCTCACCGGTCGCCGCAGACTACCGCGAGCTTCAGGAGCAGCACGACCAGTTGCAGAGCCGACTCAAGGTGGCGCTGGGTACACTCCAGCTCGCACTTCCCTATGTGGAGCATGCTATCGAGTTCGCACCGAGCCAGCAGATTTCCGATGGGCACAAGATCTTTGCCGCCCATATCACGGCAGCCCTGACGGGAGATCGTGGAGAACTGATCGCCATGATGCAGGAGCAGAACCCGGCTGATGCGCTGGTGCTGATGTCGTACATTGCATCCCTCCAGCGCTACACCCTGGGCGGGCACTGCGATTCCTTCGGTCAGGACTGCGGCGCCGAAATGGAGCAAGACGACGAGGGGGAATACGTCCTGCTGGCCGAGGCCCTGGCACTACCTGCCGCACCAATACCCTCAGGAGATGAGCTGTGCGCTACCGAGCCCCGATCATCCAGCCCGGACTGACCAAGGAAGAAGCCACCGATGCGCGGGATCGATACCTGCGCATCAACCCCGGCGCCCGGGTCACCATCGACAGCCAGCCAGATAACCCCCAGCTCAAGACCCTGATAGCCCACCTCCCCGTCCTGCCGTTCCGGCAAGTCATGGATCCCGGTTTCATCGGTTACCGGGGGTGGCGATGCTGACTGACCCCAACAAGCAGGCCGCCCTTGAGCGAGCCCTGCACCAGATAGCCCAACTCAAGGCCAGCCAACCAGCTGGCCTTTCTGTTTCCACAGCAGATCCCCGCACCGGCTTTCGCTGCAAAAGCATTGAGCGCGAGCGCCCACGCGACGTGTACTGGGCCCAGTGCCCCTACGTCGGGATCTCGATCAGCATGAAGGATGTGAAATAACCATGGATATCAATCTCAAAGGAAGCCGAACGCAAGTAACTATCGACGGCAGGACATTCACTGGGCGCAGCGTCTCCATCGTCAATGGCAAGGTTATCGTCGATGGCAAAGAGCAGGACGGCCAGCTGGTCGGCCCTGTATCGGTCACCGTCAACGGCGATGTCGAAGTGGTGGATAACCCGACCGGTGCAGTATCGGTAACCGGCTCGGTCGGCACCATCAAAACCATGTCTGGCGATGTGTACTGCAAGGACGTATCAGGTTCGGTCTCTACCATGTCCGGTGATGTCACCTGCGGCACCATTGGCGGCTCAGCTTCCACCATATCCGGCGACATCAACCGCCGCTGATCAATTTCGCCCCTGGTAGTGTTTGGTATTAACTACCATCACGAGCGGTGCCATAATGATCCCATCCAATAACAAGGACGGGATTGATACATGCGTAACATGGTGTTTTTTGCTTTTTTCGTTGCCTTTTCTTCTGCAGCTTTGGCTGATAAAGGCGTGGTTGTAAAAGAAGATGTCTGCGGCACTGGCAACGCAATTATCGAAACAAGCGATGGCTGGTATGTTGCTGCTGAGCACTACTCTGGTGTTTACCTGTATGAAGGTGATGAGGTTTTCGGAAATCTGAAAACCTATGGCAGTGAAGAAATTACGCGACGAGACGGCGACTCTGGAGATTTTTACATCGAAAATTGGGTTGCATCGATTGGAGATGCGTATGAAGAACTTTGTGATTAATCGCTAACCAGCATCCTGTTTCACACCAACGGACCCAGCCATCGCGCTGGGTTTTTGTTTTATCAATCAGAGGGTTGGTATGACCAAACAACAGGCGGCTGGGATCGCGATCCCGGCTATATATTCGATGCGGGGTAAGATGCCACTCCAACAGAATTAGTGGCCAAATTTTGAGCCCCCCCGAGTTTGGGGAGCTCAAAATTAACCCGCCCGGCACTGAATGATTAACGGCCCTTCCTTCAATCCAATTGGCGCCCCATCCTCAAGGACAGGAGGCCCCGCCATGCAACAACTTCAACTGACCATCGACCAAGACAGCCAGCTGCTCAATGATCTGGTCAGCACCGTTCGATCCCCCACCCTTTCCCGATCGGCCAAGCTAGCCGAGATAGGCCGCATCCTGGCTCACTTCGATCTGCCTATCGAAGCCCCCAGGGTAACCGGCCAGCTCTGGAGCGCAACCGAGCTGGGCAAGGAGCTGGGGGTCAGCGCCCAGGCCATTGGCCGGCTTGCGAATCAGCACAGCCTGAAAACTACCGAACTGGGAGAGTACCGCCTTGACCAGGCATCCAACTCCCGCAAGCAGGTTCAAACCTTTTATTACAACCAGCTCGGGCGTAACCAGCTCGAGTCGCTATTAACCGCGAGGACCAAAATATGCAGCAATTTGTCTATCCCTGTGCCAAGTGGGTGAGGCCAAAGCTTTTCGCTGAACTGACTGGCATGACAGAGAAAGCCGCCGAAGGGCGTCGCTTGAAAGGAGAGTGGCCAGAGGGGCGTGTCTGGCTCAAGGCCCCAGATAACCAAATTCGTTACAACATTGCGGAGTATGACAAGTGGGTAGAGTCAAGCATGATGATCTAGTGGCTGGCGTCACTGGATTGGAAGTTCATGGCAAAAAACTGCGAATCAACTTCACCTATAAAGGCGTCAGGTGCCGGGAGGTGTTAGACCTCCCCATCACCAAAGCAAACGTGAAGTTCGCCGCAAACAAGCTGGCCACGATAAAGCACGAAATCGCCATCAACACCTTCAACTATGCAACCCACTTTCCAAGCAGCGGAGCGGCTGACAGGTTCGGCCCAGTGAGAAAGCGGCATCAACTTGGGAGCGCCTATGCCGAGTTCTGGCAACTGCTGGAACCGACACTCAAGCCAACGACCAGAAAAATTTACCCATACGGGTTCAAGTCCTGCCTTGCCATTCTCGGTTCAGATCGGGACATGGCCAGCTTGAAGCCAAAGGATCTCGAGCGGCTGCGCAACGAGCTGATGGTGCAGCTGCGGCCAGCCACGGTAAACACCTACCTGAAACGCTTCTGCCAGTTCCTGCTCTGGTGCGAGCGCAACGACATCTTGAAGGATGCAGGTAAGATGCTGGCCGCCGTGAAGTTGGTATCCTCCAGCAGCGGATCACCTGCTGACCCTCTCGAATATTCAGAGTATCTAAAGGCGCTGGATGCCTGCACGCACGTTCAGCACAGAAACATGATCACCGTCTCTGTTTACACTGGCCTGCGCCCCGGCGAGCTTCGAGCCATGGCGTGGGAGGATATTGATTTCGATAAGCGGACGATAACAGTGAGGCGAAGCGTCGGCCCTGGCGGTGACTATTTCAAGCTGCCGAAGACTGGCTTGGTCAGGTTTGTGGATATGCAGCCCCCGGTGATCGAGGCACTATCGAGTCAGCGTGAGCTCACTTACTCGAGAAAGCCGGTTGTGATCAGCGTTGACCAGGCTGACGGGAAAGAAACTATATCTGTTCGGCCTGTGTTCTCGCCGAAGCTGACATCGACGTTTGAACCCAACGCAAAAGAGTGGTTCACTCAGTCTGGCTTTGTCACCCTGTGGGTTAGAGTCGTCGATCGTTCAGGTATCCGGTATCGCCGCCTGTACCAACTGAGACACACCTTTGCCAGTTGGAATTTGACATCGCACGGAAACCTCGCTTATATCGCCGACCAGATGGGTCATGCAGATCTTGAAATGCTCCAGTCCGTTTACGGTAAATGGATCGCGTCCGCCAGCAAATCAGAGGCCGCACGGATCTGGGAACTGATGACATCAAAAGGCCATTTTGCCCCAACCACGCCCCAAGAAAACGAACAGCAACCATAA